GCACGAACATTTGAACCATCACCTTGAATCGTCACTTTTTCATCTTGTTGCAATTGTTGAATAAATCTAGGAATTAATTTCTCAGGATATTGATTTGGACCATAAACATTATTACCACGAGTAATTATAATTGGCATTTTAAACGAATGATAATACGACTTTGCTATTAATTCGGCAGCCGCCTTTGTTGCCGCATATGGATTTGTTGGACACAATATTGAATTTTCATTCTTTTTTTCCTCATTTTCATTTAACATCGACTCGCCATATACTTCATCGGTTGAAATATGAATGAATCGAACAATCTTTCCGTATTTACGACTAGCTTCTAACAAAGTGTGCGTTCCTTGCACATTATCGTGCGTGTATTGGAGTGCATCTTCAAATGAATTTTGAACGTGTGATTGCGCTGCAAAATGAATAATTGTATCTATCTGATAAATATTCAATATATTAGCAATCAAGTCATAAGAGCATAAATTACCTTTTATCAAATGATAACGAGATGATTCGCGGACTTCTACATTAACATTTGTCTCTGACGCACAATAATACATTGCATCTAAATTAACAATAGTTGCATCAGAATTTTGTTTGAAATAATAATTCACAAAATTGGAACCAATAAATCCACAACCACCGGTTACTAATAATTTCATTATAATTAAATATATTAATTTATATTTACTTTTTACCCGCAATTCTTAATAATGTATTTCTAACAGACTCCTTAATTGGTAAAAGTTGATTATTACAATTTAATACAATTTCTGATAGTTTATCCGTGTTTAAACAATTATTTGACCTCTTTGACGCTAAAATTTGATTCTGTTCTTCTATTGAAAAATTAGTCCATGCAAATTCTGGGTCTACTATTTCTTTATACATCGTTAATATCTCATTATGACTAATAACCCCTGGATTTGTTAGATTAATTGTACCAACTTGGCCTTTCAAGGCCAATTCAATTAACACTGGCAATAATTCATCTAAAACTGACATTGAGTTTGGCATAGAACAAACCTTTTTATAAGTAATTATCTTTGTAATAAAATTGCGCGTGCTATCTATTTCGTCCGTAATAGGCATCCGGATTCTAACATTTAAAGTACTATTCGGGTACAATATTTGCATTAATTGGTCTGTATATCCCTTTACAATTGAATACGATGACCCAAAAAAATTAGGCAAATCTGATTCCATAAATCCTGCATTTGTATCACCTAGCAAATGTGCATCATCGTAATCAAAAATACATCCCGTGCCTAAATATGTAAAATGAATATTGTTTCTTTTACTTATTTCTGCTAGAGTAATTGGACTAAAAAGATTGTCCTTTAGATTATCTACCAGTTTACCAGGTTTCTCTAAATAATCAATTGTTCCTATTATTTCATTGTTATATATACCATGAGTGCGGCCAATGAAACTCATAATATGTGTCACGTCTCCTATCAAATTTATTTCTCGTTGAATCATACTTAAGTCATCTCCTCTGCACAATGATATTACAACTTTGACATTCATATTTTGTAATAATGTTACAACTTTATTTCCTATCCAACCATTTCCACCAAAAACTAAAACAACTGGATTCATTTGCATTATTATAAATTAATTAACCATTTATATTTAAATAAATAAACCAAAATAATATATAATATATAAAATATTTAAAATTAATAATTTATATATTATAATACAATGTCGCAAGAATCTACCAATACAAATGACCTTATAAATGATATTCAAACATTACATCGAATGTCTCTAGAAAAGGACAACTTGCTTATTAATATCACTGCCAAGTTAATTAATTTGGAAGACCAAATGAAGCACTTGAGTGAACAAAATAACAATTTGAAATCTGAAATGTCTCGTTTAATGGCATATTTTATATCGTTTTCTGTTGATGTTAAAAATGACTTGCACCATATTAAATATAAATAATTTAATGTCTTCGTTTAGTTCCACGATTACGTCTAGAACTGCGTTTAGAATGGCGTTTAGTTCGTCTGCCTTTTGCTGACGCAGTAGCACTTCTTGCTGACGCAGCAGTAGCACTTCTTGCAGCACGTCGGCGCTGAGAATTAGGTGACTCTGCTCCTGTTTCTACATATCTAATTCGTTCAATTAAAAATTCTTGCGCATTGCGGTCGTCAAAAATCTCTTCATTTGCTGCTCGGCGAACTTTATTCAAGTTTACACCTCTGTCTTTCATTTTTTGTAACATTCGTTCAGCCTTTCCAAAATCATCGTGGCCATTTGCTCCTTGATTTTGTGCAAACGCAATAAGTGCCTTAATCTCTCCATGTCTGGGTAAATGTGCCGGTAAAGTGGATGATGACATTATATATAATACTAAATATATTTATTATTATATTTATTTTGTTAGTTAAAGTTGTTTTAATTTACTCCCAATGTCTTTGAAATAACAACCATTATATGTTGTGTTTTTATTAAGCGCTTTTGTTAACGTCTTGTCGCTCATTTGTAATTGTTTAATGCAATCATATTTACATATAAATTCTTTAACCAAAATATTACTGGCATCATATTGACCAACGCCATTTTTATATAATACAGGTTCGCCATATCTATTTTTTATACCTCTACGACTCTCTCCAAGTTTTATAATGTATTGTTTATTTTCAAATGTTTTGACTTTAATTAAATACACAATGGAGCCAATTGTTGCATACTCTTTAAGCAATATTTTCTCTCTTTCTAAAATCTTTTGCTTCTCTAATTTTAATTCATATTCTTTTGCTTTTTGGTCTTCTAATGTTTTAAATTCATTTGATTGTTGTAATAGTTGTTGTTTTAATTCATTACTTTCTTCTTGTAAGATTTCTTGTAAAATTATTTCTAATTTAATGAAATAATCATGAATTTCATCAGCCTTTTTTGTTTCTGATTTTAAACAAAATTTTTTAAAGGTATTAATATTTAACATAAATACTTCTTTATTGTGTCCACCTTTAGCACTATTTGTTTGCTTTGCCAACTGGCAAAGCGATAATTTATAATCTTTATTAATAATAAAATTTTTTTCCAATACACGTTTTGCATTTACCTTTTGACCAAAACCAAGCCACTGCCAAATATTATCTAAGTCAATAACAAAATCTTTTTCATAATCATGCTTTAAATAACAATAAAAACTGGCTATAAACATCTGTTGTTCATAATTATTAAAATTATTTTGCACTTTGGTTATCAATTTTGATTGATAATTACCATTTAATTTGGTAATAGGATTGCTTTCAATAAGGTTTACTATGTCTATGCTCATTTTATATAGAGGCTTGTCTTTATATTGTTTTTTGCTTTAATAATTAAAAAGCATTAATTTAATTATTAAAATTTGATATAAACAACAAGACGATAAATCGTAACAAATCGTTTAGTTGCTATACGCGAGGCCTCCCATACCACTCATGATTCTGAGCACGTTGTAGTTAGTGGCATAGACACGGACCTTGGCAGTCTTGGTTCCCTCAACTGTGGCGTTACTAAGAACAAGTTGGAGAGTGGCGTTATCTATTCTGGAGAAGTTGCACGTGCCGCTGGGTTGATGCTCCTCAGGTCTCAAGGCAAAAGAGTACACGTTAATACCCTCATCGGGGCATCTGGTGTGCGACTGGTAAGGTTGGACCCACGAGAAGTAGGTTCCTTCGCGCTCAGAGAAACGATCTTGGCCGTTAAGTTGGAGCTTAGCGGTGACGACGGGGTTCTGTCCCCAGCAGTGGAGGTCAAGAGACGCCTCAGTCATGACAAAGGTGCCGGCATCGGAAACTGTGGAGTTCTCGAGGTGACCAGAGGACAAATCCTTGAGTTGAGCAAGGATATCAGCGGGGATAGCTTGGGTGGCGGCAGCATTCTGGGGAACAGCGGGGCCACCCATGTTGGCCTCATTGTAAGGATTCTGGGGACCATGCCAGTATCCAGTGAAACCAACAGGGATGTCATAGTCAAGAGCACCGGCATCATTGAACAGACCACGAGCATCAATGAAGGCACGGGAATCAGCAGCAACGGAGGCGGGGCCACCGAACGCGTGGATAGCGTTGGGCAAAGCATCAATGGCATCGGTGTAGTTGAAAGGTTGAGCACCTAGGACCTTGAACAGGAGAGCATCGCACACCAAAGATGAGCAATAGTCAACGTTCTGATCGGGCTGGACAATCCAGATAAGCTCCTTAACGGGGTGGTTAAAATTGAGCTTGATCTTATTACTAGAAGAACCAACAGACTCATCACCAGTGAACTGGAGCTGGGTAATGAGGTACTCATGGGGGTTCTGGGCGAATCTTCGGCGCTCATCAGTGTCCAAAAACACATAATCAACGTACAAAGAGGCAGCAACCAAAGACTGGTTATAGGCAATGGCGGCAGGCACGGGGCGGCCCGGAGTGTATTGGTTTAGGGCATAGGCAGCCGAGGCTTGACCCTTAGAAATATTGGGTTGAGCAGAGGCTTCTCCAGAGTTGCAAGACAGGGTGGTGACAGCCCACAAGCACTCATCAATAGGACGGATATCAAGATTGACCTTGACCTCGTGGTATTGGAGAGCAATCAAAGGCAGAGCAAGACCGGGGTTGGTGCAAAACCAGAATTGAAGGGGGATATATAGAGTGGTCTCAGGGAGAGCGTTTCTGGGAGCGCAAACTTGACGGGGAGCCAAGGAGTCGCAAGGACCATCAACCTCAGAGAAAGAGGGGTCAGTGATGAAGGTAAGTTGGGTAGTGTTACCAATCATCTTGAAATATCCACGCTGTTGCTCAGCAGTCATGGTGAGCTGATTCCAGATGTGCATCCAGTCACCATATTGGCGATCAATTCTTTGGCCACCAATCTCGACCTCAACCTGGGCAATGAGTTGCTCACCGGGGAAGTCCAACCAACGAGCATAAACACCAGTTGCACCATAACTGCCTGAGAAGGAAGCGATGCCCATGAGCTGGTTAATCTCAGGGAGAGTCACCTGCAAATAGGTTCTGTAAGCAAGGTCACCATTTCTGGAGATAACGCATTGAACTCTGCGTCCAAAATCGGCCTGGCCGTTGAAAGTTTGCTCAATCGATTCGATGGCAAAGTTTGTGTACCTTCTGTAAGTGACCTTCCAGAAGGTGATTTGAGGATTACCTGTACATTTCCTCTACCTTATCTTTCAATAAGGATTAGACTATATCTTAAAATGATTTTATATCTGCATTTAATGCATTTGTTTTATTTTTTACTAAAACTAGTTCCATATTTAATATAAATTCACTCGAAAACCATTTAGTCGTTGAACCTTCTTCTTTAAATTTTTCTATTTTTTGAATAATATAATTTATTTGTTCTATATCTATAGATTTTTTAGATGAATTGTATTTTATTGTTACTGGCATCATATTTGACCAATTCCAACAATTTAATTTTTCATTTTCAATAGTTAAATCAAATTTACATACTGGAATAATGTGGTCTATTGACCAAAGGGAAGCATAATTATCCCAATTCATTTCTTCTGTAAAATTGTATTCAATCCATTCTCTAAAATATTGAATGTTACATCCAATATAATTCATAGTAGTGTCTGTTTTATTAAGAACATTTCTTAAACGGGCTGCCAATGATTTTTTAATTCTGTAATTCATATTTGTATTATGTTCATTTTTGCACCATTCCGTTTTTTGTTCTTTTAAAAATTGTGGATAACAATCTAAGCAAATTTTTTTCTTATAGAATTTTTTTAACTTAGCAAAATTGTTTAATGTCTTTTCATTATCACATTTTTCACATTTTGCCAAACAATTTTCTATTTTTTTTTGCCTTTGAATTTTCTTTCTTATTTTATCCATATCATTTAAACATTTTTTACATGTATTAGAATGTGAAGTACTATTATATTGTCTAAATTTATCAATACATTTATTATTTCCACATTTAACACATTGTTGTTCTACTATTATTTCATTTAGAGTTTCCATCTTTATTTTTCTATATCAATATACCATTTTATATTTAATATTCTTTTTATGTTACATTTATTTAAAATTTTTAAGAAGCTTGGATGCTCATTGCCCATTTTTTTCAAATATTTCAAGTTTGAATCTATCTTATTCATTTTTACTATACCCAAGTTTTTTTTCTTGGCCACAACTTTCTCACAAAAATTGCTTAGTAGAATAAGTTTTAGGGGTTTCAAGCAGTTTGATTTTCTCACTAGGGATTTTCATACTACATGTTTTGTAGTATCCCTAATTAACATCAGTGGTTCTAAATCTAGAATCCACAAAGGGTTTTACAAATATCTTATTTTTTCGATATTCCCCGATGTTTTTCTACCCTACAGGCTTTTAAGGTAAACATCTTGAGCGCCGTAAGCTACGAGTTGCATAAGTCCGCCTCCCATTTTATATAATCCCTAAAGAAAATAAATTTTGAAATTTTAATTTAATTGCTAAATTAAATTAAATTAAAACACACTTTTATTAAATGTTTACCTACATATTATTTTAATATTTTATTAATGTCGGCATTGTCTTTCATAAATATGGACAAATATGATTCCTCAAATATTTCTTTTTTACCTTCATGATTTTTTGTAAAAATATAAGAATCATTTCTTTTCTTAATTGACCAACCATTTTCTAAAGCATTGTATAAAAACACCATTTTTTGAAATTTAATTTTATCTATTTCTATTTGTTTATTGTCAGTATTTGCCTTTGTATTTGCCTCTGAAACATTTATTTCAATATCCATTAAAATAACATTTGAAACAATAATTTATCTTTAAACTTATTTATATATTCTTTGTAAATTTCAAATTAAAAAAATTAATTCAATATAATATAAGTATTACAATATGCCATCTTTTAAGCCAAAAACTGCAAAAAAAATAAAGATTTGTAAAAGGTATTCAACCACATTGGATGGAAAGCATAAGGAGTTTATGAATGATTTTTCGAAAGATGAATGTGATACAATACCTAAATTAAAAGAAGAAAGATATTATTTAAAACAACAATTAGAAAAAGATAATGATATTAAAATTTCTATTGAAAAAATAATGGAGATTAAAGACCGGCTTAGGGAAATTAATGAAACTATCAAGGATTTAAAGGAAAAGAAAAATAATTATTTCCTCGATAACTCAAAATATATTTTTGAATACTTTGAAAATAAAAAGAATATTGATAATGCTGAAATAAATGACACTAACAATAGTAATAATACTAACAATAATAACAACAATAATAACAATAATAATAATAATAATAATAATAATAATAATAACAATAACACATCTAAAAGTCAAATGTTATTCAATTTCTTTAAAATTCAACGTGTTGAACAAGAACAAAACGGCAGTGAAAATAAAAATAAAAACATTGTTCAAAAATATTTATGTAATATTGATGAATCATTTCTTGACATGAATTCATTTATAAGAGTTACTGATATTTGTCAGAGTTGTTTTAAGGGCGAATTAATACCACTTGATGACGAAGGCGTTTTGATTTGCAATGAATGTGCTGTTAGTATTCCTTATCTAATTGAAAATGAAAAACCCTCGTATAAAGAACCTCCCAAAGAAGTATGCTTCTATGCATATAAAAAAATTAATCATTTTAAGGAAATTTTGGCTCAATTTCAAGGCAAAGAAACCACTCAAATTCCCGATGATGTTGTTGAACAAATACAACAACAAATCAAAAAAGAACGCATTAATTTGGAACAACTAACACATTACAAAACTAAGGAAATCCTTAAAAAACTTGGGTTTAATAAATATTATGAGCATATAGCATTTATTAAAAATAAGTTGGGCATTAAACCTCCCGTGTTTAGCCCCGAATTGGAGGAAATTTTATGCAATTTGTTTATGGAGATTCAATCACCATATGCAAAGACTTGCCCTGATTATCGTGTCAACTTTTTAAATTATTATTACGTTCTTTATAAGTTTTGTGAATTGCTAGGTGAAGAACATTTCTTAGAAGATATACCCATGTTAAAAGATAGAGAGAAACTCATTGAGCAAGATGAAACATGGAAGAAAATGTGTGTTGAATTAGATTGGGAATTTATTGCAACTATTTAATAAATTTATTTTGGTCTTATTGTTTTTCCCAACTTTCCATATCCAGGACCCTTGGTATAAGATAAAGGATGACGATTATCACCATGTCTCCGGGTCTTTGCTAGGTTTCCATATCCAGGCCCTTTAGTAACATCTAGAGGATTACGATTGTCACCATGTCTTCGGGTTTTTGCCATTGGGTTAGACCTAGAGCCAGATGAACCGGAAGAACCAGATGAGGATCTAGACCTAGATTTGGACCTTGACCTAGATTTTGACTTTGGTGATTTTGACCTTGACCTTGATTTTGAACTGGGAGAAACTGCTAAATCGGCTAATGTTAGTTTACCTTTATCCATAATATATTATATTGAGAATATTATATATTATTTAATTATTTATTTGTTTGGTTTTTAGATACTATTTCATATGCGCAAAACCTTTTTGGCTCCACCTTTCATAAGCGCAGCGGAAAAAGGTAGTATTTAGAGTCCACCGGGGAATCCAACCAAGTTGGCACCAATACCAAATCCGGCGCCCGTGCGCGCCGACACACCCATACTAGGAATATATGTGTCCAAAATGGCAAACGTGGCAGCGGCAGTTAGAGCAAGCAATATAATCTCTTCCATATTCAAAGACTTCTTGGGAATAGCAAAGGCTGCAATTGCAACCATTAAACCCTCTATCAAGTACTTAACAATTCTCTTAACTAGTTCAGCAACATTAAACATGGCCATTCTTATATAAATTAAAAAGAAAAAAATAATAATTTAATAAATTAAAACTTAAAACGAAGAACTAAATTAATATATAATGAGTGGAAAGTCAAAATCGAATGTTGCCAAAAAACTGGCTTTTGAACGAAAGTTGCGAAAAGATGGTTCAGAGAATCCTAAATATGTTGACTTATTGGAACTTGACAAGCCAATTGCTGGACAACAATTTGGTTGTTTTTCTTTTATTACCCCTGAGAAAATTTTGAAGCAAAGAGAGATGTTTTTATTCGAAGAATTCCTAAAGAAATGGGAATTTTCTAAATCTATGGAGAAGTTTCATCAATTTATTAATTTCATGTCATTCAAATATAAGTTAAACTTTGAAGATGTTATGAAGGATTACGAAGGATTTGTTAAGGAGGAGAGAGAGAATATTGTTAGTTCTTCGATTGAGGATGATTACAAAACATTTTTGGATAAGAATGAGGATGAACTCGAGAAGCAGTTTAATATTAAAAATAACTTCCAGACATCTGTTAGAGGTTTCAAGTCCAGAGGCAATTTTGCAACACAAGAGGAGGCTGAGATGCGTGCCAAATTGTTGCGAGAGACTGACCCCAGTTTTGACGTATTTGTCGGCCCCGTGGGTCAGTGGTTGTGTTGGGACCCTGAGGCTTACAAGACTGGACGTGTCGAGTATATGGAGGAGGAACTCAATCAGTTGGCGCAGGAGAAGCAGAAGAATGAGTCTGTTGCCAAAAATGCATTTGAGCAGCGCGTCAAGGAGACAAAACAGAAGGCCATTGATGATAATAAGAAGAATGCAGAGAAGCATGGCAGCACCATTACTCAAGATATTGATAATGATGGCAATCTAATTGGCGTTGAGGATGCTAAGTTTTCCAAGACTGATGCTATTTCTGCGGCTGATATTCGAAGCGAGTTGTTTGATGGGGATAATATTGTTATTGGCCAAAGTGATTATGGTAGGTCTGAATTGATTAGCGGACCCTTTGCTGTAAAAAAGGAGGAGGATAGCATGGAACGAGTTGATTAAATTCGTAGTGTGTTATTTAGGAGTCTAAATACAATATAAAAATAGAATTATTTTTTATATTATATTATTTTAAATGAGTAACTACTATAATTATGGAAATACTAATGCAAATGCAAATGTAGATAATACTGCAAATACGAATATAAATACGAATGCGAATACTAATACTACTGCAAATGCAACTAATACTACTGCAAATGCAACAACTACTAACACTAATACTAATACTAAAACCAATGCAAAGCCAAGAATATATGAGGATTTTTTGATTTTTGGAAATTTCTTTGGTCTAGTCCCTGAAGCATATGTCAAATACTTTAATTTGTTTGCAATCCAAATTTGTTGCACACTTATTTTTGCTGGCATTTATTATGCATTATTATGTAATTTTGATAAGTATTTTTTTATACAAGAAGGATTTCCAAAGAAACAATTTTTAGATAATAAATTGGGGATTGCTTTAATCATGTCAATTAATTTTCAGACAACTACGGCTTATGTAGATATTAAATGTAAGACTTTTCTAGCTAGGTCACTTTTTTCATTACAAATAGTGTGTGCGTTTGCAATTGCATTTTTATTCTTTTTGTAAGGGTTTATTTAATAGTCCTAATATTTTTATAAGCGATTTCAGCGCCTAACATAAAAAATAAAATATCAGTTATAGAATCAATTAAACTATCAGCTCCTCTCATTTTTATTCCTATGACACCACAAGCGCCCTCAAATAATTCCCATATAAAACTAATTAAAAAGGCCGTTATAACAAATCGGTCAGGTTTCCATTTAAGATATAAATAAAGATACCCAAAAAATAAACCACTAAATAAATGAGTTATTGTCCATCCGTCTATATAAAAAATATAATCATTACTATTGTTAACAAAAGGTCTAAATAATTTGATATACGCGTATTTGGGAAAAAGACCACCATTTGCTATATTTTTTGAAAATGCTATAATTTTTGTTACTAAACCATCATTATTAATATTATCAGTGTTATTCATATAATTATTTAATAATATAAATTATTACATAATCAAATATTTTATTACCACTTGGTCTTTTTAACCGCAATTTTTGGTCCCTGACCACGTTTCTTCACATTATTTGGGTCATATTGTTCATCTTCATCTTCATCATTGATTGATTTGGATAATTCCCAGAACTCTTTTGACCCCAATCTGAAGTCATTGTGTGCGTCGGCTTTATACCAGAACACTTGGTCTTGTAATTTGTTGGACTTGGCGTTGTTATTTATCACCAAACATTCATAATTCTCAGTGCATTGGTCCATCACTTGGCAAAATGACTCCAATGTGGGAAACATGCCTGCATAATTCTCGTAAATTCGCTTCCTATTGGCAATATACGGCTCTCTTAAAATAAAAACATAATCTATATTGGTTCTCAGTGTCGGCGGAATGCCCAACGGATATTGCATTGTGATGATTAACATGACCTTCCAATGTCTACCATTCATAAATAAAAGTCGCATCATCTTATCACGCGCCCATGTGTTGTCATATAAGCAATCATCTAAAATCACAAAGGTTCGAGGGTCAATCGTTGAGCGTTTAAATTGCTCCATTTCCTTCTTAATCTGTTTCAAAACCTGCCTCTGGCGCTTCAATATGTTTTCAATAATTGCAGTATTATATTCATTATGAATGAATAATTTGGGAACTAGAGCTCCATAAAATCCGTTACCTTCTTCTGTACCAGATATAACTGTGCCAATCGGAATACTTTGTTGATAATATAATAAATCTCTTACCAAAAATGATTTACCAGTATCACGACGACCAATTAAAACAACTACGGGACCCTTTGATTCATTTGGCTTGAAACTGATACTCTTCATATCAAAACGTCTTAAATCTAAATTCATTATATTTATATTCTTATAAAAGAATTATTTTGTTCAACGCAATAACTAAATAATTTGCATATTTGTATTTTAATTATTTCTCCTATATTTTCAAATTATTCCTATTTTGTTAGTTGTTTAGGAAAAAATGAGTTAAATATTATTAATATTTATATTTTTATTTGCTAATGACAACAACCATGTTTAGTGTTAATTATCAAAAGAGAAAGAATATTAATCTCTTTAACAAGTTTCAAACTAACAAACGAATTAACCTGTCAAATGTGCAGAACTACATTCCCATTTATGACCGATTTTTCTCATTAAATAACACCAATTGTAACGCAATCAATCTTAACCATTTATGGTCTGTATCTGATGTGAAAGACAAGGATAATGAGAAATCAGATAATATATTTACTTGCAAATTAAAGAATATTTCGGATATTGAGGACTTCACAATGACACAAAAAGTATTCTTCAAGATGGCTCCATTATTAGACCCATTCAAATACATAGTTGGCAAATACAATTACAATGACCAGACACTTTTCAATCTACCATCATTTGATAAGTCCATAAATACTCACCCTAAACTCGAAGATACTAACAACTCTTCATATATTGACGGCTTCTTTTGTTATCTAACTAGTCAATTGTTAAATAGTCACGAATTCATTCATGGCGTTGATTATTATGGCTCTTTTTTAGCCATCAAAAATAATTATAAAGTTAATATAATTGATGATTTGGATTATTTAATTAAATCGGAATTCTTTGTCAAAAAACAAAATATTCTATTTAATGTTGAAGATTATAATCATTTAATCACTAATGATGATGATGTGAAAATATTGAAACCATTAAATATTTCTAATGGGTCGCAAAAATCTTTACTATCTGCTAAATCCATTGATGAAACCATTTTTGAGAATATTTTTACTCAAGAATCTTTTGCTCAAGATAACAATGTTTGCTTAAATGCTAGTGATGGAAATCATATCACATTGGCTGATGTAAAAAATTTGAATGTTGAATTAGTGGATATAATGAATTCCAATCAATTTAATATTATTGAACAAAAGAAATCCGAAACACTTAAATCTGGTTCTACTTGTTCTTCAAGAACATCTCATACAAATGAAAATGATATAATAGATGATTGCGATGAGTGTGATAAGGTTGCAATCAATTCAGGGTCCGGTTCAGATAATGAATGTAATAATGAATGTAATAATGAATGTAATAATGAATGTAATAATGAAATTGTCGACCTTTATGCTGATACAAATGATGCAAATGAACATAATAGTGATAATTCCAGCGATTATTCTGACATTGAAGAAGAAACATTATTTGCAACGTTTCCCAAATTCCCCGTGCAAGTTATTTGCATGGAAAATTGCGAGAGCACATTTGACGATTTAATTATGAATAATGATTTATCACACGACGAATGGTTTTCAGCTTTAATGCAAATAATTATGATACTAATTACTTATCAAAAGACATTTTCATTTACTCACAATGACCTTCATACTAATAACATAATGTATGTTTCAACTAACAAAAAATACATAAATTATTGCTACAAAAAAAAATATTACAAGGTTCCAACTTTTGGAAAAATATTCAAAATAATAGATTTTGGACGTGCCATTTATAAATTGGGTGGTAAAACATTTTGTAGTGATAGTTTTCAATTAGGGGGTGATGCGGCAACACAATACAATACTGAACCATATTTTAATGACAAGAAACCGCGTTTAGAACCTAATTTCAGTTTTGATTTATGCCGTTTAGCATGTTCTATTTTTGATTACATTGTAGATGATGTTGATGATATAAAGAATTTAACAAGTTTACAAAATGAATGTGAACCAATTGTTAAGTTAATTGTAGAATGGTGTATTGATGATAATGGAATTAATGTTCTTTACAAAAATAATGGTGTCGAACGTTATCCAGACTTCAAGTTGTATAAAATGATTTCAAGATGCGTTCATAATCATACACCAGTGGCGCAACTTGAACGACCAGAGTTTAGTAAATTTGTTTGTCAAAAGAATAGTTTAGCAAAGGGTGAACAAATTATAAACATTGACGATTTACCATCATATATTTCATAAATATTTAATAAATTCAAGACTTTAATGCAAATTATTTTATTTACAAATTAAATTAATACAATGTTTAATTATACCAATTTATCTAATATATAATATATATTATATTATATTATAAATGAGTTATGGATTTATAATTACAAGACATGTTAATTCACGCCAAACTAATGAATATTGGAATCATTGTGTAAAGCTTATTAGAACACACTATCCTTTAAGAAAAATTATTATTATTGATGATAATAGCAATTATAAATTTGTTAAATCTTATCATGAATATAAAAATATTAAAATAATACAATCTGAATATCCCGGCAGAGGTGAACTTTTACCTTATGTATATTTTTTGAAAAATAAATGGTTTGAAAATGCAGTTATTGTGCATGATAGTTTATTTTTTCATAAACATATTCCATTTGAAACTTTTAATTTTCCTGTAATTCCATTATGGCATCATCCATATGATAAAGAACATCTTAATAATTTATTACGCATATCAAGTTTCTTAAAAAATAATAATTATGTCAAACAAGAACTAATGGGGAATGAAATAAATATATTAGGAATTACTATCAAAAAACAATTAAACTTATGTTTTGGAGGTCAATGTTACATAAATCATAATTTTTTACTTTTGTTAGAAAAAAAATATAATTTAAGCAATTTAGTAAATGTCATAAAATGTAGAAGAGATAGATGTGGTTTAGAAAGAATATTGGGAATATTATTTAACATTGAATATAACAACTTAATGCAAGTTAAATCTTTATGTGGAGAAATTTTCCTTCATTATAAGTCATTTAAATATAATTATACTAATTATATTAGTGATTTTAATAAAGGAAAGGTTCCTGGAGTAATTACAAAGGTTTGGACAGGCAGGTAATAATTTAATAAGATAGATTTTAATTTATTAAATATTTTTTACTTATAAATGTTAGATAAAATATTTAATACTACTTCACAACCTATAATTTCAAGCATTTTATCATTTATAAATTCAATTTGTTGCACATTTTATATGTATAAATATCAAAAAACAAAGGATATAAAATGGATTTCTAATTTATCTTACATACTTTTTACATTTTTCTTTGTTGATTTATTTTTAAATATATATGCTTGTGTAAAGGATAATACCGGTAAGACTAAATATTATGAGGCAATTTTACATCATATATTATGTATGTTATTGTACTTTTGGGGTTATAAAATTGGCATTCATATTGTTCCTGATGCTGTGCAAAAAGTATTATTATTTGAAACTAGTACTATATTTTTGAATGTTCGGTTTTGGATTAAAAAATATATGGATTTTATAGAAAAGGAGAAAGAGAAACAAGAAAATTCACCATTTTTAATATTTATTAAAAAAATACAACCAATTAATGAAATAATTTTTGCTTCACTTTTTATTTATTTTAGAGTTTACAAATGTTTTGAATACATTATTTATTATAAACATAATTGGATTAAAATGCTTCAAGATGGCTTTTATTTTTTAAATAGATTTGTTATTGGGTTATTTTTGATATTAGTTCTTCTTAATATTTATTGGAGTTATATAATATTATCATCTTTGTATAAGCTGATTGCAAAAAATACTAAGTGTTCAAAAGAAAAAGAAAAAGATTCTGAATTATTATTAATTGAAAAAATAACATCTCAAATATTGTTGAATAGGGATAATAAGGAATAATTTCATTATTTAGTTAAATAATTAATAATTTTATATTTTACTTAATAAATTACAATGTTTAATAATTTAGTAAGTATATCTACATTTTCAAACGTTCTATCTTTAATAAATTCTGCATTATGCGTGTTTTCTGTTTATAAATATAATCAGACAAATAACAACAAATGGCTTAGATATTCTTCATATATGTTTTTAACATATTTATTAATAGATTTTTGTCTTGATTGTTACATTGGAATAATTGAACGTTCTCAGTATATTTTACACCATTTAATTTCCATAATATTTATAATATGGGGAGTTATATTTAATTTTGTCGACAATAATCTATTGCAATCATTTTTAATAATGGAATCTAGCACTCTCCTTTTATCTACTAATATTTTAATAAAAAATTATCTTGATTTTACTTCTAAAAATGAACCTACATTTTTGACATCCGTCCTCAACAAAATAAGTATGATAAATTATATATGTTTTTTACCATTATTTATTTATGTACGATTTTATCAGTTTTTTAAAAATGTTGTATTTAACCTAGACGTTTATATTAGATTATTATCTCCAACAACTAACAATTTATTTTATATAAATAGGATTGTATTTTTATTTCTTATTGGATTTATAATAATTAACCTTTATTGGTTAGTTTTAATTTTTAAAAATACATCTAAAAAGATTAAAGGGTTTATTAATCCTAATAAGAAAAAGAAATCGGACATTGATACTACTGAAACAAGTGTAGATGAAAAACCTATTGCAATCAGCAAAGAGATTGATGAAGTTGAAGTTGAAACGCCCATTACAATCAGCAAAGAGATTGAAGTTGAAACACCAATTATAAGCGAAACAAATAAAAGTGAAGAATTAGTTACAATTAACGAACAATTGGATAAATCTAATCTTAATAAGGAATAATACAGGATATATAATATATTATAAATTAGTAAACATGTTGCAACATATTCCTATTTTTTCAAGCATATTATCATTCATTAATGCATCATGTTGTATAATGTTTATGAATGAGTATACTAAAACAGGTGATAAAAAATGGTTTAAAAATTTATCATATTTGTATTTAACAAATTTATTTATAGATTTATTTATACAAATTTATGTATGCATTGCAAAACCTTATCAACTAACAAACCAATATGAAACAATAATTCATCATGTGTTAACTATTTTGCTTATTTTATATGGAATTACATTTAATTTTGCGATTGATATAATACCTAATATTGTATGTAAAATTATATTATTTGAAACCAGTACAATATTTGTTAACATTAATATCTGGGTTAAAGAATATCTTAAAAATAAAATAGACGATGTATCATTATTAACAACAATAATTAAAAAAATAAAACCATTCAATGAATTTTTATTGGTAACAACCTTTATTTACCATCGTTGTTTTATATTTTTAAAAGATATAATTTTTAATAAAGATTTTTTAACAAAAATATTTGCAATTCAAGATTGCACCAATATTCGCAACCTTGCTATTGGAGCTCTTTTTGCATTTTTAATACTTAATTTGTATTGGTGCGTTTATATATTAAAAAGAGTTTATAGGGAGGTGATTGTTGATAAATTTTTAAATTTAGAAAAAGAAAAGAAAAATGATTTCGAGTTATTGCTAATTGAAAAATTAACACTACAATTTTTAGATAATAACAAAATATAAATGATTAATAATGGATATTAATAATTAAATATTGGATTATTTAATTATATTTAATTATTATTAAAACGGAGGATTATCAGTGAATGCAATTGGAGCAGATGGTATCATAATATTTTCTACAATTACCGGTGTCACTTGTTCATATACAAAATTTCCTGCAATTACACTAACATAAACAACCAATGTGTCTCTTACAAGAAACTTTAATGGCTTACTCTCCTTCTCAATAAATCGCATTTCCAAGAATTTTGCAATAAAATATATTATTGATATTATTCCTGCTATTAAAAATATATTGTCCATTTTACAATATATTTTTAGTTTCTTATTTCATTATTAACGCATTTTTATCAATTTATTGTGATAACTTATGATAATATTTCTATATCATCTAACAACAAATCTGGCTCCAATTTGACGCCCGGTTGTCCGATAACATGAATATCTAAATTACCCAGTTCAATGTCTTGGTCAGATATTTTTAATTTATCATTGTTATCTTCTTCTTCCTCCTCCATCTTTCTTTGAATATTCCTTAATGCACTAATTTCTTCTAATCTTTCAATAGTCTTTGGAGCGCTTACTATTTGTTCCTTATTATTATCGTCTAACATAGAATCCATATCATTAAATTTGAGAGAATTTGACTGCACATTTGACTCCAATGCATGAACCTCCTTTTCTTTCTCTTTTTCTTTCTCTTTTTCTTTTTCCTTAACCTCTGAAATAAACTCCGTCTCACCCTGAGCATTAATTGGCGCACTTTTCTCTACAAGTTGCTCCTTAATTTCTTCTACTACATCTTCTTCTATCGTCTCATCCATATATGCCCTCAAAATACTCTCAATTGGAATACTTTCTCTTACAGCATTTAAAATACACTCTTGCACTATTAATTCCATTTCTCGATTATTCTTTTGCACTTGCAACGGCATATTATTAATTTCAAATAAATAAACATTCTTATATATCTTTCTAGCCACATTCACATAAGCCTTATGAATAAAATCGTCTAATTTGGGGATATTAATATCAATCTTCTTCTGTTTTTGTCCTACACGCATAGCAGTTAGCAACTTAAGTTGAATAATATGAACACATGTAACCAATTCTTCTAAATAGTTGCAACAACTCTTCTCAATAATTCGCTTTCTTTCTGTTTCAATAATGTTGGCATTCCACTTCGGAATACGAGCAATTAAGTTTTGAAATGTCATCAAATATTTATCCATTTCGCCGTTTGTTTTGCAAAGCGTAATAGACTCATCAAATATGGACTTAAATCCTTCAATAATTAATGGCGTCAAAATTGTTAGCAAACGGGCACCCCATTCGTTCTTTGATTCGTGTAATGAACTAACATTGAAATCATCCATGTTTATGTAAATATTTGACCTTATATTTTATCCTTTTAAACTTAATTAAAACAAATAGGATTTATTTTTATTGCTAAATTTACTATCAAAATTATTACTAAAAAAGGTGATTATTTACGATTTTCATTTTTCCTTATCATAAAAGGTAACAAAATATACTAGCCTTTTAGGTTTCTCCATCACAATAACAACTTTTTCCTGAAAAGTCAAAAGGGAAATGAAATTTGGACATTTTTAAAAATGTCCAAAACTTGGAAACCAAATATAGTTTTGAAAAAGGGGTAAAAACACGTTTTTGACTGAGATGCTCACAATTATTTTTTTTGCGTGAAAATTTTGTGAGCATATTTTTTCGTAAAAACCTGCAAAATATAATATTTCACTATTTTATACACTATATGGAAACTAAAAATAGTGAAACGGCAATCGAATTTAGTGAAAATCTCACAAAAATCTCACAAAATTATGAATGTAATTTATGTGACTATATATGCTCTAAGAAGCAACATATCATTCAACATTTTAAGACCAAGAGACATATTTTTAACATGGAAACTTTTGTATCCAAAAGTGGAACAAAATGGAAACCATCAGACAACTTTGATTGTGAGTGTGGAAAACATTACGAAAACAAGAGCGGACTTTGGAAACATAAACAAAAATGTAATTATGCCCAAAATCAAAATAGTGAAGACCATAAAGTTGCAATTGAACCATCTACCAAAGAAATTATAGACCTAATGCGTCTTCAAATGATTGAAAATCAAGAATTACGCAAAATTATGCTCTCCCAACAACAACAAATTGTTGAAATGGCCTCCAAAACATCTATTTCAAATACAAATACTAATTGCAACAATATTAATAATAATACATTTAATTTACAAGTATTTCTAAATGAGAAATGCAAAGACGCACTTAATATTAATGAATTTGTTGATACAATTAAGATGAGACTAACAGACCTTGAAAATTTTGGTCAATTGGGTTACGTTGAAGGAGTATCAAGAATATTCATTAATGGGCTTAATGAATTGGATGCGTATAAAAGACCAATTCATTGTAGCGATTTGAAGCGAGATGTGCTTTATATTAAAGATAATAATCAATGGGCAAAGGAAACTGATGGGACACCAGTTCTTAAAAATGCTATTAAACAAGTGGCAAATCAGAATATAAAACAAATACCAATTTGGAAGAATAATAATCCTGGATGCTGTGACGCAGATTCAAAGAAAAATGACCAATATATGAAAATTGTTATGAACTCCATGTCGGGCGGCACTAGTGAAGAACAAACTAACAATATTTCACAAATTGTAAAAAATGTTGCTAAAGCGGTTACTATCGAAAAAAGCGCTAGCAAATGAATCCAAATATTAAGTTAATATTTTATTAAGTTAATATTTCTATTATATTGAGCAATTGTATTGGCTCCATTATGAAATTGCCATAATCTTATTAATAAGTAATGCAACATACGTTACACGAACACACACTCCCAGACATTACTCGCTTATTGCAACTAGGATTTCCTGTGGTTCCTTTACATGCACCTTTAACAAATCTTATGGTTTGTTTATTAATAGTGTTTTTTCCCATTATTATATAATAATTAATTATTATTATTTAATCAGAAAAAATAAATGTAATCTATTCCTACATGAATGAAATATTTTCCAAGACAATTTTGTTGTCCAAATAGATAAAATTAAGCACAAATAGAAACAATAATTTCTCGTTTCTGAATTCCTTACGCACCTTATTAAACGCGATAAGCAATTCATATTTCTTCTCATCTGGAATCTTTATGCAACCATCTTCTAACAACTGAATAATATCCAATGCACTATATGCCTTTTCATACAATTTTGTTACAAATGTTAGCAAAGATAATTCGGATATTTTATTATTCATGTGTTTTTCTAATTCTGTTTTAAGCCAATCCAGTCGTTGCTTTTTAATATTTTCCATTTTAAATGTTTGGTCCAAATTGTACTTGTAAAGATTTATTATTTGACCATTGTATTCCGGTTCAGGAATATATATCTCACAAAATCGCGACAAAATTGGCTTCAACATTTTATACTTGTCTTCAACTATAATGAAAAAACGTGTATTATGACTAAACAATTCAATGCATCTTCTTAGCGCCGATTGTGCATCCATTGTTAGTTTATCTCCATTCAATAAGATAATACTTTTAAAGGTATCGCCACCATTTGAATTAATATGCGTCTTTGCAAAGAATTTCAATTCGTCTCTAATAAATTTAATGCCTTTACCATGCGCACAATTTACATACATCACAAAATCTTTTATTTTTTCCTTATTGTTATCATATATCAAGGTGATGAAATCATTCACCAACTTGCTTTTACCGCTACCACTTGGACCATTGAAAATAATATTAGGAATTCTTTTATTTTTGTGAAAATAATCCAATTTGTCCTTTATATTTTGATGAATATTTAACATTTGTTAGTTTATCTAATAATAAATTAGTGTTTTTATATTTAAATAAAGCGTATTATTTAAATATATGATTTATTGTAAGTTTTATTCTAATTATTTGTTATTTTATTATATTTATTTGATAGTTTATTTATACAGCACTTGACAAACTATGTGTGTAAGGATTAGCTTTAAATGCATCTAACAATCCAGGGTCGATTCGGTTGTTATCTTGATAAGCATTGACGTATTGCGGTGCATTTGTTGTTCCATATGTTTGCATTGATGGCCCAGATGCTGAAGTAGCACTTGGCGCCCATAAACGATTATTCTCCCTATCACTATCTAATTTTGACATTGACATATTAACCGATGAATTGAAATTCTTGGCGTTACCTTGATTGATTCTACCAGCAACCAATTTCTCTTTAGTACTATTGTTAGTTTGTCTGTAAACTGCGTCATATTGTCTAGACCCATGTTTAGAACCAGCGCCACCAGCCGGGTTCATTTGACAGATGTCACTTGTTGTATCACGTTGATTCGCAATTGACTGATGTTCGTTAACCTGATATGCACCATTAATTTGGTTTCCAATATAACTATTGGGTTGATACAATGTTGTTTCTTTAACTGTCGTATTAGGAATATCGCCAGCACTTTGAACATAATTTGAAGGCACTTCGCCACCAAGATTTCCATATATTCTCATATTGCAACTATATTCTTCCTTTTTAGATGGCCTAAATGCATCCATAATTGGCGCAATAACGGCACCAATCGCCCCTGAAAATCCCGAACCAAATGTCTGTGGTTGACTATTAACGCTTCGGTTATTTGCATAATTTGTATGACTTTTCAAAAACTCTTCTCCATCTTGGTGAGGACCTCTACCACCTGCATTTGAATGCGACACATCAAAACACTCCAATTGTGTGCGTTTTGTCTCTTCATGGGATGTTGGAACATATCCAGCAGTCTTTAAATGCGAGTTGGGTGTTCCAGTAACATATTTAGTTGTCTCGTTTCTGTTGGAAGTATGAAATATTTCATCTGCAACCAATCGCGTAGCCTTTTCAGCACCAGTGGTGGTTAACCAGCGGTCCTGTGAATTGACAAAGAAACCATCGGGTCTATATTTTTCAACCTTGCCTTGTATTCCTAAATTCTTTATCAAAGAGCCAGCAGGACCCTGGAGATTTTCTAAACTATATTCCAATTTGGGGTTTGTTTTTACACGTAATTCATCTACATCGCGGTCTAGCCATGCATTCCGGTCTTCCATTCCGGAGTTGAAACCGCCACTACCTTCAGCAGAAAATCCCTTGCCTAAACCAGGCCCAACATTAATTGATTCAAATGGCTTTACCATATTATTTCTTAAACCGGGCGCAACACGGGACTGCATAAAATCACTCATGTTGGGCGCACCATGAGACCATTGAATGTTATCTTGTGGCTTAAATAATGGCGCTTGTTCAATCTTCTTAATTACCTGAGACCCAGTACCAGCGTAATTGTCTAAAATGGATTCGGCGTTATTATTGTTGTATATTTGTCCCTTTACTTTGCCACCATTAAAAGGGACCATATTATTGTGTCTAAATTGTTCAGATTCCATAAAATTTCCAGTTAATGAATATACTTGCTGAATATTGCTATCAACCTTGCCTCCGGCACGCTGCTTTTGTTCATATGCATTCTGATTGAAATATTTATCAGTTGCGACATTGGGGTTCTGATATTCCTGAACTGTGTCAATAAGTTCCTTATTATTCGTAATAGGATAGTTTGTAGGAGGAACATTTGTGTTTGGTAAGTAGTTGGCTTTGGCACCCATGCCAGTAAAGTTCTCTTTGCTAGCATTGTTACTATTGTTTCCATTGTTAGTACTACTATTATTATTCGAATTATTTTTATTGGGTTTGGAAGTTGTTTTTGATTGATTTGTAATAACATACATTCCTCCTAATGCTAATAAAGGTATTGCGAGTTCCATATATATATTATATCTTTTTTTAAAAAGTATTTATAAATACTTTATAAATACTTTGCTTTTTCATTGGTATAAAATTATAAATTATAAATTATTGCACTTCAGGTCTATAACCTTTATTAACATCTTATTGCACACTCTTTGACACACCTTTCTTGACACTTTTGTTAGTTGTCGCCGGCAATTTCATATAATCTTGATTATTTTGCGGCCCTATACATTCAACATTTCTCTGAAAATAATCCTTTTCTAAAATTCTTGAACTAACATTATTTCTAAAGTTCATTTCAGTATGAGCTTGTGGGTCAATTGGCAGAATATATGCATGATTTTGAGGCAAATCTCTGGCAGTCCATGCAGGCATAATTGCTCTCGATTGTTCTGTTGTTAGATTATCACAAACAGGATATACAATTGGCTCTGAACCCTTAATATATTTCTCATTTGGTTTCAGACAATCTCTATTTAAAGGCCTATCTATTCCTAAAAGAGAACTCTGAATATCAATACTCTTTGTCCACAAATTGCCGCCCCATTTTTGTGGAATAATTTGCGGGTCCAACATGTAACAAGGTTTGTCGCCATTGCCGGGCACATCAAGAATCCAGCGACCTTGGTCTGTTTGTTGTTGTAATTGTTTTGCAATCCTTGCATCATCATCGTGAAATCTTGTGAAAGCCATTATTATATATATATAACCTTTTTATTTCATTATAAAAAAGTTATTTAACGTAGTAAAGAATCAATATTTATATTTATTATATATTACATGGAAGAAATTAAAACATCGAATGCAAATACCAGTTTTTCACTTATTGATGACAATTTAATACAATTAGCTAATAATAATAATAGTTTTTACAAACAAAATATTAAAACTTTTACATTGGGTATGTTTTTAAAAACTAAAATACAACATATTGCTTGGCACATATTTCACTCGTTTTCCATCATGTATCCAGATGAGCCAACAATAGAAGAACAAATAATGACTAAAAAATTTATTAACAAAATCACAACTAATTTAGGTATTATTTGCTCTTCTTGCGGCGGAAATAAAGACAATTTTATATCAAAATATGACATTGATTTAGCAGTTAGTTCTAAAACAAATTTAATACAATTTTTTTGCGATTATCATAAATATGTTAATATAACTCTTAGACCACAGAAACACTTTAGCTATGAACCAGACATATATACGACTGAGTTTATTATTGATAGATATACAAAAAATGATTATATTTCATTAATTAACACTACATATAATATTAATTTGGTTTCACTATTTCAACAAAATTCCATGGATGATTTTTTTCTATTATTTCATAAAAATGTAAAGGAAATAATATCTTATAAAGAGCCTGATAAATATGATTTTGAAATTAAATTTTCTACCTTGTTATAAAATAAATATAAATTTTCACTTGTTTATATTTATTCATTTTATACTTTTTTATGAGGAGGTATGATTTGATGGATTAAACATTCCTATTCCATAGGGAGGAGAACTACCTCCATAACCACCATGCAGAGCATATTGACTTGCAATATAACCAGCACTTGCTACAAATATAAATTTTCCGGTAAAGTAATGCTCCTGTAGAGTTGGACCAACCCCCGTTGTGTGTAAATAATACCAATGCCATTCAATATACGCATCCTCAGTTGGACCAGTAACTGGTCCGTCAGTAATAGCGCACATATAGCGTGTGTTAATAATATGCCCACTCACTAGTTCTGTCCTCGAACAAGGAAAGAGTCTTGGGCTTATAGTTTGACATATGTCAGGAAATGCATGTGATGCTACAACCGATGGACAGAGAGGGTTAATAGCGGTAACAACAGGTATTGATTGATTATATGAACATTCATATAATGTGTATGTATAATTATTTGTTCCACAGAGTCCAGCTCCAAAAACAGTGCCCGCTACATTAATGCAGGAGTTTGTGGTAATAGCATATGAAAAATGTAATACGGGACTCCCCGATATCGTGAATGCGGAGGGGTAGGACGGCACTACCTGATAATCTAAATAAAAAGGTGAACTGGGACCAGTTGGTCCAGTGTAACCAGTATAACCAGTGTAACCGGTGTATCCAGTTGGTCCAGTGTAACCGGTGTATCCAGTTGGTCCAGTGTAACCGGTGTATCCAGTATAACCAGTTGGTCCTGTGTAACCCGTGTAACCAGTAACACCTGTTGCGCCCGTTTGTCCTGTTGGTCCACTTCCACTTGCTCCTGCAGGCCCAGTAGGTCCCTTACATCCAGATAAACCACGAGGACCTGTGGCTCCACTAGCTCCAGTAACTCCAGCAGGTCCTATTGGTCCATCTTTACCAGACGCTCCACTAGGTCCCGCCGGTCCACTGGTATTATTAGCACAACATCTCCTAGCTCCTAAATAATTTGAATAACTAGACATTAATATATTATATTGTTAATAAATAATTTATATTTGTTTTATACGATATAAATTATAAATTATTAAGGGGGTAATAAAGTTAATGAAATGGAATAATAACATGTAATATTTGTTGAACCATCTCCACCGCCTTGATAAAATTCAACATTATATGTAGCTGCTGGTAATGTAATTACATCATTTCCAGTCCCACAAGTGATAGAAGAACTAGAATTTAAATAAAAGTTATTGATATTATTAAATACAATAGGATATGTAGTAGGATTAATGCCATCATTAAATCCCAAATAAAAATTACTATTAGAAATACTAGTAAACGAATGATTTTCTTGAATAGACCAAGAAATAGCCCATTTTCCTGTGACAGACAAAACAATTGGAGTTGGAGTTGGAATTGTTGTTAATTGTTGAATTGGTCCAGGAATTATTGAATTAAAGGAACTATTAATATTTACTATAGTGCCAATTCCAGTGGGGCCAATAGGTCCTTGTAAGCCACCAGGTGGTCCAGTAGGACCAGCGGGTCCGGTGGCACCTACACAACATGCTCCAGTGGGTCCAATGGGTCCTTTGGGACCAGTTTCACCTCGATGACCTTGAGGCCCAATGGGTCCAGTTTCACCTTTTGCTCCTGTGTCTCCTGCAACACCTTTTGCCTTAATATCACAACAAGAATTTTTAAAATAATAATTTGAATAACCAGACATAGTTTATATAATATAAAATTATAAAATTTGTGTAAATGTGATATTAAAATTAGATGTATTAATGGATTTAGTTGCTACAGATGAAGTTGTTTGCATTAATTTAATAGTAAAATAATTATCTATAGTTCCAGACAAATCTAAATAATCATTTCCGGAACCATATAAGTTATTGTTATTGTTGCCTGAATATAAATAATAAGGATGAGTTGTTGAAAATGTATTTGGATAATAAACATTGCTAGTGTTGTAAGTTTCTACTAAATATATGTAAAAATTGTTTAAAGTATCATTGCATTTTTCTACAATTTCCCAACTAATTGCCCATTTTTGTTCGGCAAGTGGTAAGATAATGTTTGCACTAGATATATTTGTAAAGCCGCTATTATTATATTGTACTAAAGTGTTATTTTTAAAATTAGAATTAAAATTTACAATGTAAGCACCAGGTGTGCCAGTGGGTCCAATTAAACCATCAGTAGGTCCCTGGGGTCCCTGGGGTCCTTTGGGGCCTCTATAGCATAATCCAGTGGGTCCAGCATCCCCAGTAGGTCCAGTATATCCAGTGGGTCCCAAAGTTCCAATAGGACCACCTGTGCCATTTTGTCCATCCGGACCTTTTGGTGGATTTGGAATAATACAACATCGATTTTTACCTAGATTAGTTATCATTATAATAATATATTAATATAAATTTATATATTATTTGCAGGTTTTACACTTTTTCTCTTTGAAAATTAACAATTTATATCAATCAATATTATGTTATGATAAATGGTAACAAATTAAGTTGAGGGAAGAGGAGCCAAACAGAGACGTATCGAGCCCAAACTCGCCACATCGTACTTCACAACAAGAGGCAAGTCGTTTTCCAAATAGACCTCAATTTGGGAGCATAAGTTGGTGCACTTGATGAAGTAGCCGAGATTTTTCAGAGAAAACTCGCCCTGAATAATTTTAGACGAGTCCTGCTTTAAAATAAAGCCCATTGCGCCATCAGATTCAGCACGATGAATTTCTGCAGATGCGAATTGTCCTTGACATTTGAAAATAAGTTCATTGCCAACCGATTTGATTTCCAACTTATCAGATATGCATGAGAGGTCGCGAATAATCTTCTGGAAGTCGGCAGATGGGAGGTTAATAATGGAAGAGAACTTAACATCGGGATACTCAAGCTCCTCCTGGTCAGGCTCAATCAATTTCAATTTCTGAGTCTTACATTGCTTAATATCTCCATTCTCAAATTTCAAGGCCAAGTGGGAGACAATTCCGTCAAAATAATCGGCATTTTCAATATAAATAGTGAGAGTATCATCGTTGTCAATCGAGTTGATTAGTTTAAACAAGTGGAACATATTGACACCGATAATAATCTTTTCTTTCTTGCATTCATAAGATTCAAAATTTTGCGCTGCTAGATATAAATGTGCTAAAATTGTGTGAGACTTGTCCATATTGATAATACGTATTCCATCAGGTTGAAATGAAATATTAGTTTCTAATAAAATATCTTTTAAAGCGGTCATAAGTGTTCTAAAGGGGGCGATTTGAACTGTCTTAATAGTTAAAACATTGCCGTCATTGGTTCCTGAATTTTTATTTGCAAAATGTGACATTTCTATAATATAAGTAATTTTGAACGCAAATCTTTAAATAGTTATGATTAAAATTAATTAATAATATTTTAATGAATTTAATTAAAATATTATTAATGTTTAGACATTTTATATGAAAATTTTTTATGGTATAAAAGATTATAATATTGATGTTACAGATATTTGTTTTTCTAAATTAATGAAAAATAATATTATTAAAATTCCATCTGGAGATTGTAATAGAGATGATTTATTTACAGATCCTCTTATAGGTGTTCATAAATTTATATTTATAAATCATGATAATAATTTTACGGAGTATGATTTTAAACATGAAATTAGTATTAATGCAATTAATAATACAATTACCACATTAACAACAGAAGATATAGATAATAAACTAAAAATAATACATTCTAATTTACAGATTAAACATGGTAGTTTAAATGAAGAAGTCCCAGAACAGAAGATGGTTGTTAAATATTTAACCGGGAATGAGAAGGTTTTAGAAATTGGAGGCAACATTGGCAGAAATTCTTTAGTTATTGCACATATTTTAAGAGAAAACCAAAATAATGATTTAGTAGTATTGGAAACCGATGATAATATTGCAAACCAATTAATTGATAATAGAGACCTAAATAAGTTTACATTTCATGTTGAAAATTCAGCATTGTCAAAAAGAAATTTGATTCAAATTGGATGGGATACTATAGAATCAAATAACTTGCTAGATGGTTATAAGAGTGTTAAAAATATTACATTAGAAGAATTGTATTCAAAATATAATATTAAATTTGACACTCTTGTCCTAGACTGCGAAGGTGCCTTTTATTATATTTTAACTGATATGCCTGAAATATTGGATAATGTGAATTTGATTATTATGGAAAATGATTACTGGGATATATCTAAAAAGAATTATGTTGATTCTATTTTACAAAAATATAATTTTTATGTAGATTATGCTGAATCCGGAGGATGGGGGCCATGCTCTTCAAAATTCTTTGAAGTTTGGAAGAAATAATAATAATAATAATAATAATAATAATAATAATAATAATAATAATAATAATAATAATAATAATAATAATAATAATAATAATAATAATAATAATAAATTTGTAAATTTATTATTATTATGACTTAAATACAATATGATATATTAATAGTAAATGGAGACTCAAATAGAAGTAACTGAGGCTAACAAGCCCGTTGAATTAATCTTGTCAGATTTGTATGAAAAATACAAGGATAACCAATATATGTTAAATCGTCTGCAAACTTATTTGACCAATCTGCCAAGCATGTTAGATGCCGAAAATAAAAAATATGAGGAACGATTGTCCAGAATTAATGAACTAACAATGGAGCAGGATAATTTTTATAAGGTTTTTCTTATGAAACACCAGTATTTTTACATGCCATATAATAATATTTATTATGATTATGATGGCAAAACATATAAAATTATAAAAGATGATGATATTCACCACCATTTGTTATCAACTATTACAGATGAAGGCAAATTGATGCCTTGGAAGCATAAAACGAAGCAAAATATTATTAAGCAAATCAAGGAGCGTGCATTATTGAAGTCTGTGCCTGAAACGTATACAATTCAAAATGTATTGGGATTTCTCCAGACTATTTTTGAAACCAAAATGGAGGCCAAACATTTCTTAACCATTATTGGTGATTGTATTCTCAAAAAGAATGTTGGCGACAAACCATTAATGTATTTTATTAATTCAAATACTAAAAAATTGGTGCTAATGATTGATTCAATTGCATATATTACAACTGGCAATTCAATAATGAGCAATTTTATATCAAAATACCACGACACACATGATTTGTCTTGTTACCGCCTAATCAAAACTAATGAAAATCCTATATCCAGTGAAATAATTAAAGATATGCTTAATAAAATTGGCATTGATTTACTCTGTGTGGCGGCACATTATTCTGATAGATATTCAAACTCCGATAATTTTTTACTCTCTGAATCTGATGAAACTAACAAACAATATTCCATGTTCTTTGTAAATAACACCATTGATAAAATTGCAACGGACTTCATCAAAAATTGTCTCGATGTATATAGTGGTACAAATTTGAATGAAAAATACTCGTTGTCTTGGAAAAATATGCATTATATTTGGAAGCAATATTTATCAACTATAAATATTCCCAATATGCTTTATACAAATGGATTAAAAGAGTTGCTAAAAGGAAAGTTGATTTGCAATACTATGAATTCGACAGCAAACGGCGATATAACAACTAACATTGAAGTCGTATTTCTAAATGTAACTAGTAAATTCTTGCCTTCAGTTAGCAGTTTTATGTCATTTTGGGATAAGCATATTACAATACTAGACAATGAAACAAATGCAAACGGCTTTGATGACGAGTATGAAGTGGATGAAATTATGTCGCTTTATAAATCATCCGAGTTCAAGAATGTGTCTATTTCCGAGAAGGATATTATTAAAATGATTAACCATTATTTCTCGCCACAAATAGAAGTTATTGATAATAAATATATAACTAACATCCGCTGCAATTTATGGATTAAACATGAAGATATTAGAACGCAGTTGGAAACATATAAAACAACTGCGCAAATTGCTGATGGCAATTCGAATAATAAGGAGTTAATATCATTTGATGAACTTTATAAGAGTTATAAATCATATTGTTCAGCCAAACATATTGTTGATAAATGTATGTCACCAATTGTAAGCAAACAATTTTTTGAGAAGTTTTTGTTACATGAACTAAATAGTTTTATAAAGTTTGATAAATTTGTTAGTTCAGAGTGGATAAATGACAAATAAAATGATACATCTATTGGATTGATTTTTCATATAATATAATATTGTATAATATAATATATTATTTATTTTTTATTTACATAGTAGCGTTCGTAAGCTGAAGTGCAGCACTTCCTAGACCTTGAGCACTATGAGAACGATTATATAAGCCACCCATTTGACCCTTTCGACCCTTTCTACGTCTGCCACCCATTGTTCCTCTATATATAGGCGCAGGTCTGGGGGTATAGCCACCATTCATAGTATTTTCACCAGAGCCGTAAGCTCCGGGAATCATGCCACCTCTCTTTCTACGTCTGCTACCAGCAGTCATACCAGCGCGTATATGAACATTTGTGGAACCAGAGCCAAAGTTGGTAATACCAGCACCAGAAATTCTATTTCCTGATGTGCTAGAACTAGAGTTGTTATTACCAGCAGAAAAGTTGGAAGGAGACACATTGTCACCATAAGGCGCACCACCAGCCATTAAAGTGCGGGTTGTAGGATCCATGCTATAACCGCCTTTATGACTTTTTCTTCCACGCTTTCTAGAACCAACCTTGACAAATCCAAAACTTCCCTTCTTTGTCTTGTAACCAGCCTTAACAAGGCGGTTATCCTTTTTGGCTGAATGGTGCTTCTTTCGAGACACAATTCGTCCAGCTTTATTTTTCATTAGGTCGCTCTTGGTAAGACCGCCTGAAGTATGTCTAGCAGTTCCGTGCCAAACTTGGGCACGAGTTCCAGTTGTAATTTTGCTACTCATTATAGAATAATGCTAGAAAAAATAATATTCTAAATGGTAATTAAAATTTAAATAATATATAAAACGCATAAAATAAATAATAATATTAATTAAATTATTATTTATTATTACATTTAGAATTTGTTTCTAATTGGTCGCGGACTACCTCCTGGTTGACCTTCTATGCCTCCCAAATATGTTAGATTTGCAGGAACACCAAAATTGCCAAAGGTTGTTTTTCCTCCTAAAGTTCCAGTAATAATTTGTGAAACCTGATTTGCTTGTGTTTGTAACGGACTATTATATCCAGTTTTAATCCGAGCCACCTTTTCTTGAATGCATTGACATTCGTTATATAATGCACAAAACTTACACAATAATATATTTTTAATTAAGTTTTTAATATTGCCTCTACCTTTTCTTCCAGGACCAAATTGTGTTCTTGACATTACTAAATAAGTATATTAATATTTTAAAATAAATATTTTATATAGTTTATTAATAAAAAATTGTAAAGAAATAAAATTGAAAATAATTTAAACAATAATTTTGAAATTATAATAGAATAAGAAAATGAGTAAAACTTTAAAGAATAATACTATTGTTAATATAAACGTTGAAGACCAAGGTCTTTCCAGTAAGTATCAGCAAAAGACAGATAAACAACATATTTTGGATAATCCGGACACATATATTGGCTCTGTTGAGAAAGTAGACTCCAACTTATGGGTTTTAAATAGAAAAGAAAATGAAACAACAGATAAGATTGTTGAAAAAAATATGACATATATTCCAGGTCTATTCAAGTTATTTGATGAAGGTGTTGTTAATTCACGTGACCATGCAATTCGTATGGATGCGGCGGTTAAAGCCGGTCAACCAAACGCATTACCAGTAACTTACATTGATATTTCCATTCAAGAAGATGGAACTATTGTCATGGTAAATGATGGCAATGGAATTGATGTGGCTGAACATCCAGAATACAAGGTCTGGATACCGGAACTGATTTTTGGACATCTTAGAACTTCAACAAATTACAACAAAGACGAGAAGAAGATTGTAGGAGGTAAGAACGGGTTTGGTTTCAAGTTGGTTCTTATTTGGTCAACTTATGGTTCAGTTGAAACGATTGACCATGTGCGTGGATTAAAGTATGTCCAAGAATTCAAGAATAATTTGGATGAGATTTGCAAACCAACTATTACTAAATGCAAGAACAAGCCTTATACAAAGATTACATTTAAACCGGATTACAAGCGCCTTGGCATTGAAGGTCTTAGTCCAGACCTAATTGCTTTGTTAAAGAAGCGTGTTTACGATATTTCCGCAGTCACAGACAAGTCAATAAAAGTGAAGTATAATTCAGAACTGATTCCTGTGAAGAATTTCCAGCAATATATTGACTTGTATATTGGAGACAAATCAGAGGCACCGCGCGTATATGAAGATGATGGCGCTACACAGCGTTGGGAATATGCAGTTGCTCTTACACCAAGCAATGAATTTATTCAAGTATCATTTGTAAACGGAATTCATACGTCAAAGGGTGGTAAACACGTTGAATACATTTTAGGTCAGATAACTAGAAAGTTGTGCGAATATATTGAAAAGAAGAAGAAGGTTAAGGTCAATCCTAATTCAATTAAGGAGCAACTAATTCTATTTATCAGATGCGATATTGAGAATCCTGCGTTTGATAGCCAGACCAAGGACTTTATGAATACGCCATCATCTAAATTTGGTTCAAAATGTGAAGTTAGTGATAAGTTTATTGAGAAGGTTGCAAAGATGGGCGTGATGGATGCAGCGCTACAAATAACTGAGGTCAAGGAAAACAAGGCTGCCAAGAAGACAGATGGAACCAAGTCCAAGTCTATTCGAGGAATTCCTAAGCTGACAGATGCAAATTGGGCGGGCACTGAAAAATCCCAAGAATGTACACTTATATTTTGTGAGGGAGATTCGGCTAAAACCGGAGTTATATCTGGACTTTCATCAGAAGACAGAAATACAATTGGTGTTTATCCTTTGAAGGGTAAGGTAATGAATGTTAGAGGTGAATTGCAAAAGAAGGTATCTGAGAATAAAGAAATTGCTGAAATCAAGAAGATATTAGGTTTAGAAACTGGAAAAGAATATGCAACAATTGCAGATGTGAATAAATCGCTTAGATATAGTAAAGTTGTATTTATGACTGACCAAGATTTGGATGGTTCGCATATCAAAGGTCTATGCATTAATTTGTTTCAGAATGAATGGGCTTCATTGGCTAATATTCCTGGTTTTATTGGATTTATGAACACACCTATTTTGAAGGCAAAAAAGGGAACTCAGGAATTGCGTTTCTATAATGAAGGTGAATATAATGCCTGGAAGAATAATGCGGCAATTGACACTAAAGGATGGAATGTAAAATATTATAAGGGTTTAGGCACTTCTACAAAGGCCGAATTTGTTGAGTATTTTGAAGAAAAGAAATTTGTTGGATTTGAACGCACTGAAAAGAGTGATGATGCGATTGATATGGTGTTTAATAAGAAGCGTGCAGATGATAGAAAGGATTGGTTGGAAAATGTTTATGATAGAGAGAGTTATGTTGATACTAGCAAGCCAATGATTAGTTATGAGGAGTTTATTAATAAAGAGTTAATCCATTTCTCCAAATATGATTGTGATCGCAGTATTCCAAATTTGATGGATGGTCTCAAAATATCATTGCGAAAAATCTTATATTCTGCGTTTAAAAAGAGATTGACAACTGAAATCAAAGTAGCTCAGTTTTCGGGTTATGTTTCAGAGCATTCTTGTTACCATCATGGCGAAGAGTCGCTAAATCAGGCAATTGTAGGAATGGCACAGAATTTTGTGGGTTCGAATAATATTAACTTGCTTGTACCAGCGGGTCAATTTGGTTCTAGAATTAAGGGTGGTAAGGATGCATCATCTCCTAGATATATCTTCACTTGCTTAGAAAGAATTACAAGACGTATATTTATTGAGCAAGATGATCATGTTTTGAAGTATTTGACGGATGATGGCACTCCAGTTGAACCGCAATTTTACGTGCCAATTATTCCAATGGTATTAGTTAATGGATCTAAGGGAATTGGCACAGGTTTCAGTACAGAAATTATGTGTTATAATCCAAAGGATATTATTATGTATTTGAAGAATAAATTGGCAGATATGCAAGTTTTGTCTGGTGGTGGTGACAATGTGTTTGAATTTACTCCCTATTATGAGGATTTTAAAGGAACAATTACAAAGGTTGGTGAGAGTCGTTTCTTGTTCAAGGGGACATATGAAAAACTAGGACCGGATAAGATTCGCGTCACCGAGTTGCCAGTTGGTTTTTGGACAGAAGATTTCAAGGAGCTTTTGGAGGAATTAGAGGAAGAAAAGGAAGTAAAAGATAAGGATAAAGATAAAGAGAAAAAAAGGGTTGCTCCTTATGTTAAGGAATATGATGATAAAAGTAAAGATACAAATGTTGATTTTGTTATTACATTTAATAAGGGACAATTGGCAGAACTTGAATCGGCGGCTGGTGATTATGGATGTAATGGATTGGAGAAGTTGTTAAAGTTATCAAGTACAAGCAGTACAACAAATATGAACTTGTTTAATTCAGAGGATAAGTTGAAGAAATATAATACAATTAATGAGATTATCGATGACTTCTTTGGTGTAAGATTGGGATATTATAGTAGTCGAAAAGCGTATTTAATAGATATTTTAGAAAAGGAATTAGTTGTGTTATCGAATAAGGCTAAATATATTAACGAAGTTCTAAATGGGACAATTGATTTGCGTAAGAAAAAGAAGGACGAGATTATTAAAATGTTGCAAGACAAGAAATATAGTAAGATTGTAAGTGAAAATAATGTTTTAGACGAAGAGTTTAAATATTTAGTTAGAATGCCGATGGATTCAGTGTCTACAGAGAATGTTGATAAGTTGAATGCAGAACATGACAGAAAGCAAGAAGAATTGGCCGAAATTAAGGCGACGACTTGCCAGCAGATGTGGTTAAGAGAATTGGTTGCATTAGAACAGGAATATAATAATTACAGAGAGGAGCGAGAAGAGTCGATGAATGGACTAGTTGTAAAGAAGTCAAAGGTGGTTGTTAAGGGTGTAAAAAAAGTTGTTAATAAAAAGATCCAATTAGAAATTGTATAATTGAATAAAATAAAGATTGCATAGATTTAATAAAATTTTAAAAATAAAAATAAAAATATTTAATAATAATACTATAAAATAATAGTATTATTTTTTCTCTTGTAAAATGGTCTTAGATATTTAAAACCAATTAGGCATTTTGTAATTTTTGCGGTCATTATTACTATCAAAAATGGGTTGAGCCAATGGTACAACCAATGTGCTTGCATCATATAAATACTTAATATAACCTTGCGTCTCGCCAAAAACACTAGGGATTGCAAAATCTAATACCATCTTATTAAGTTCTTTAATTTGACCAGGTATGTTAGTTGGTAAATTGGAAGAATATTGAAGGAATATACTGCGCATAATAATCTTCAGCGCGTCGTAATCTTGAGAACCAATCACATATTGTCCATTGGACTTGTGATAGACGCCAGCTCGTATTCCATTTTGAATGATTTGTATATTTTCTTTGGAAAAATATGCTAAGGATAAAGGTGTATCAACCCATTGGCCTAAAGTTGCGTTCCTAAAAGTTGTACATTGATTTGTGGGAATTTTATCATATATTGCAAATAATTTGGATATATCGGGTGGGGATAATAAATCAATTCTTCCATTATTGTTCATGCTATTTTTGTTTATGCTATTTTTGTTTATGCTATTTTTGTTTTGACCATTATTAGAATTTTTTTCCATTTTACTATTCATAATATAATACATTCATAAAAAAAATATATATATTTATTTTATATAATGGAAATGAATTTTCAGAAAATTATACTAATAATTGCTGCCGTTGGTTTAATTGTAATGTTAGTTGTTATAGGCACGGCACTTGCAAAATCAAGTGGTTCTGGAGTTGTTTGGCCACCGGTTGTTGGTTCTTGTCCGGACTATTGGCTAGACTTGAAAGGTAATGGAGAACAATGTTATAATGTAAAAAGTTTAGGAGTTTGTAATATACCTGGAACAAATGAGAAGAATACACAGAATTTCAATGAGGCGCCTTATAATGGTGATACTGGCACTTGTTCTAAATATACTTGGGCTAATACTTGTGGAGTAACATGGGATGGCATAACATATGGAGTTAGTAATCCTTGCGATACAACTTCTGATGAACCACCATCAACCTAAAAGACTTATTGTTTGATTTGATTTATTATTTCTATTTTATTTTTGCATCTAAAATATAAATGAACTAACAAAATATTGCAAAATTTGTTAGTTCATTTATATTTTAATGGATATTTTAGATGATTTTTAAGAGTTAAACTTGGATTGAGTAAAAATCAACATAAAAAGAAGATATTAATTTATATATATTAGTTTTAAATGAATGAAATTGACATTAATAATTTGTTAGTTAGACAAGATGAGGTTAACAAAATGAAGGCAATTCTTAAAGATTTTGAACTAAATAAGCATAATTTAGCAACCAAAAAGGGGATTTATATTTATGGCGACCCAGGTTCAGGTAAGACAGCATTTGTTACAAATATTCTAAAAGAATTGGATTATGATGTCGTCAAATATGATGCAGGCGATATTCGAAACAAGTCTATTATAGACACAATTACAAAACATAATATGTCAGATAAGAATATTATGAGTTTATTTCATAAGAAGGTCAAGCGAATTGCAATTGTAATGGATGAAATTGATGGCATGAATAATGGTGATAAAGGAGGTATAAATTCACTCATTAAAATTATAAGACCAAAGAAGACCAAAAAACAACGTCTAGAGGAAATGACATTAAATCCAATTATTTGTATTGGTAATTATCATATTGATAAGAAAATAAAGGAATTAATGAAGGTTTGCAACGTTATAGAATTAAAGCCACCAACTAAGATTCAGATGAATAATATTTTGAATTTGATGATTCCAACCATTGATGAAAAGATGCGAACTAACATAATTACATTTATTCAAGGTGATTTAAGAAAAATGACAACTATTTATGAATTATACAAGAACAAGCAAGATATATTGAATAACAATATAATACAGAATATTTTTCTTATGAAGTCATATAATGACGATACTAGGCAAATTACAAAGAAACTTATAAATAATCATTATCCAATTGAAGAACATCTAACAATTATGAATGAAACAGATAGAACAATTGTAGGGCTTTTATGGCATGAGAATATAATTGATGTAATAGGAAAGCTAGATAAGGATGAAGCCATTCCTTTTTATTTGAAAATATTGGATAATATGTGTTTTGCAGATTATATTGATAGAATCACATTTCAGAAACAAATTTGGCAATTCAATGAGATGAGTTCTTTAATTAAAACTTTTAAGAATAATTGTACATATCATGAATTATTCCAACAAATCAATGCAAAAAAAAAGAACAAACAAAAGTTCAATCCAGCAGAGGTTCGTTTCACTAAGGTACTAACAAAATATTCAACTGAATATAACAATTCTATATTTATTCAGAATTTGTGTCAACAATTAGCAATGGATAAGAAGGATATGTTTGCATTCTTTTTAGATATTAAGAACAAATATCCAGCAAATGATAATGAGATATTATCACTATTCGAAAATTATGAAATATCCAAATTGGATATTAATCGCATTTATAGATATTTAGATAAATATACTAAAGAAGATGCAGAAGACACTGAGGATATTGTCGTATCAGAAGATGAACATGAAGAATAATTATAATAAGTATTTGAATTTAATATTTATTATTAAACAATTTATTATTGAAAAGAATCAATAATAAATATTTATTTTTTAGACTAAGGCTTTAATTTTATAAATAAAATGAATAACCAAACCAAATAATCAATTTAATAAGATGCATTCATGTTGTTGTGCCAATTTGTCTTAATATCCATATTAACATTTTGAAACAAATGATTCTCGTATTGCTCCGGAGAATCATAAAATAGATGAATAGCCTCCCTTAATCCATTCTCTCCAGTGCAAATGGCAACAGAATATAATAAATCCTGGTCCTTACTTCCAACTACATATGGATATCTGATACCAGTGACAGCATTGCGAATTCTAGTTCCAACTTGACCATTTCCATAAACATCTACATTAACCTTCATATAATACGTTTTGCCATCATCATTTTTCAATGTCGTCCTTTCATCCACCTTAGTCCTCTTAAGTCTATGAAAATTCTTATCAGCCCGCTGCAATTGTTTCTTAGCTTCCATTAGTCTATCCTCGGTATTTAATGAACTATCATCATAATTATTGTCGTAGTAAGGCATTCTTTGCTTTGTATTATATAATATATAATAGAATTGTCTTTAAATTATTTATTATAATATTTATTTTGCCTTGTAATGGTTTAATTCTGCAGTCAAATCTTTTATTTTCTTTAAAAGCTCATTAATTAAGTAAACCTTATCTTCTAGCTGCTTTGAATAATATTTTTTAACATCTTCAATAGATTGAATACCTTGATTATTATTTGAACAAATACGCTGTTGATGTACTAACATTTTATTATGGTCTTCTAATCTTCGATTGCGTTCTTCTTCCATTTTTTTAATTTGTTCTAACAATTTAGGTTTATTTTCTGGCTTACCTGGTTCATAATTTGTTAGTAAGTTATTCATATCAACCATATAAAATTGTTTTAATTCAGAGTCAGTAATAAAATCATCTACTGAATATCGTGATAAAATTGTCTTTGTAGCCTCCATATTTTCCAACATTTTTTCCTTATTTAATGAATTATGCTTATGCGAAAAGACCATTATCGACTTTAATGTATTCAGTTGTTTTAAAGGAATAGTATAATTTTTTAAAAAATGTCGTTCTTCAGCTAGCGCATTTTCCTCATTATAGCTCGTTTCCAATAATAATTCCTTTTTGAAAGCAAATGTTGCCGCCGTTGCATGATATTCTTTATATGGTCCACATTGATACACTTTGTTTCTCGAATCAAAATAAAAATGCATTTCACTGCTTCCTGCAATAAGAAATGTGGGGTTGGCTTGTAAGGTTTCTACAGCATGAGAAATACGTTCTGGTGGATAATAGTCATCGTCATCCATGTAAATGATAATATCTCCAGAACATTTACTATGCATTAGATTTCGCTTTTTACCTAATAACATCTTTTCTTCATAATAAAAGTATTTTACTTGGTCAATATCTTTTACAAGGTCTTCAATTGGGTCTGTTCCATCATCAATAATTATCCATTCAATGCGGTCTTTTGGATAAGTTTGATGTTCAAAGCATTTTATCATAAATGGAATGAAAGGCCTTCTATTAAATGTTGGAGTGCATATACTAACAAATGGTAACAATGGTTCCACTGGAATGCTTTTAGCTGTAATCTTATTTTTATTCTTCTTTTTATTTTTATTAGATTTTGGCATTTATAATAAATTATATACTTATTTATTATTTAAATTGTAATTTAAATAATTACAATTTATTTATTATTTATATTGTTTCCTTCTTATTTTATTATTTTTATTATACCAATCTTATATTATATTCCTGTTTTTTATTGTCATGAGATTGCTTACGTCTGGTCTTTCCACCACCTACAGCTGGTTTATTCAATGCATTTACTTTTGTTAATGCGTTAGTTACATTTGCTGCACTATTTAATTCCGCTTGTTGTTCAGCTAATTTTTGTGTTGCTGTACCTGTTAATTCCGCTTGTTTATTAGTTAAACCAGAAGTTAATTCCGCTTGTTTATTAGTTAAACCAGAAGTTAATTCCGCTTGTTTATTAGTTAAACCACTAGTTAATTCCGCTTGTTTATTAGTTAAACCACTAGTTAAACCAGAAGTTAATTCCGCTTGTTGGTCAGCCAATCCACTAGTTAAATTTTGTGTTAATGTTGCATTTGGCGGTCCAACAAGAGGAACAATAGAAGAAGGAGGAGAAATGGAAGGAGAAGTGGAAGCAGAATTAGTAGTAGAAGAAGTGGTTAAAGACCCAGCAGTATTACTAGAAGTAGATGCTATTTCTACTGGTGGTTCAACTATTCTAGATTTTATAAATTTACTAAAGACAACATCATTAAATGCATTTTGATATTGCTCATTAATTTTATTAGTAAATAACTCAATAGTTGGTTTGTATTTTTCATTATTTGGGTCATTGCGGTCAACTATTAAATCAATAAATATATTATTAGCGTCTTCAAAAATAACCGAATCTATTTGTTTAATTGTATTTTCCAATGGTATTACAACTTCAAAATATTTAAGATTATATTTTTTATTTGTGGATGAACTCATGGAAAACATGGACGTTTTTTGTTGTGTAGCAGCATCTGCAGACAAAGAATCAACATTGTTAGTTCCTTTTATAATTTCAACAATATTTGGTCTAATATTGTAAATAAGTCTCTCTGATTGTCTAATAGAAACCATTAATTTAATAAATGGGATTGATGCATCAGCCTGACTTGGTATTTTTGGAATTGCAATCCCATTTAAATTTGTTTTAGATGTTTGAGTATCCAAAAAGGTTTTGAATTTTGTTAGACTTTCAATAGCTTTCTTTACATTTGTATCTAACTCTGTAGAATAAGACAATAAATATTTTAGTTGTGACCTAAGTTTTTGCATTGTAACATTAGTGTCATCGGCTGCACTTAATATAAGACTTTGTCTGCCAAAATCACTACCTTTGAAATATTGCTTTATAAGAGTATTTAAATCAGTGTTTAACAATTCAAATCCAGGGAGTTGTTTAAGTTCATTAATATCTCCGGGCGCCCCACCTCTTTGTTTTATGCCACTTTGTTTTGTACCACCACGTTTAGGCTCTGAATCTGTTTTAAATTTACTGCCCAAAATTATAGCATCGTCTTTCTTTACTTCATTTTCTAGGGTTTTATTAGCCCTTTGTTCTGGAGTAAGGACGTCAACCGGACCTGTTGGTTTCTCAAAAGAAGCCATTAAATCATTATCTTGGGTAATACCTTTAGCAGTCGCAGTTGCACTAGTCGCATCATTATTAACAGGAGCTGTACCGCCTAATTTATTTTTAACATTATTCACAAAATCATAAGATATTTTTATTGTTTTAATTGCTTCAGTTTGAGATTTATAAACCTTTGTTGAATATTCGCCAATTTTGTCTTTATATACTTGAATTTGGTCGCCCTCATTTTCACAATCATCTTCTTCTTCTTCTTCTGGTTCAGAATCGTCTTCTTCGTCACCACCACCAACGCCATTTTTTCTAACTATTTTGATTAAAGTGTTATCACCATCTGGTTTTTTAGACACTAATATATTACAATAAACAATTGCTAATATAACTGCAATAATAACACCAACAAAGTAATTGGCGCCTAAGTATGTATTAGTAGTCATAAACAAATTAACAATGGATAAAAATATAATATATGTTCTTTTGTACGAAAATGTATCCTTAATAAATGTAATTATACTCTTTAATCCGGAAACACCGCCCCCTTGAGGTGAAAGGTCATCTTCTATTTTTAATTTATACCTTGCTAATATTGTTTTAAACATAGTATAAAAAGTTAAGTACATTGGTGAGAAAACTAACATAGATCCTAAGAAATAAATAGACAAACCCAATGTTGCAAATATCCATAAAATCCAGGATATAATTCTGGAACCAATTGTGACTTCCTTTTTAATATGTTCAATTTCTTCAGGTGTTCTTTCCTTTTCGATTCCTATCATTCTCATAATATAATTTGGCTTATCAAAGTTCTTTTCACCATTTTCCTCGCGAGTCTTTGCTTTCAAAAATTCAAAACCTTTAGTTAACGAAAACCCAACATTAGCTAGTGATTTAAAATGACACCAAAAACTGACACCAATATTGTAAATTATAAAAAAAGGTATAAATATTAGGCCAATTAATCCAAATATTAACATAGTAAGCCATTCAGGCATTTGTGACAAACCTTTAAATGTTGCTTGAATGAACCCAAAACTAGAAGCAACCATTTGATTTAGAACGTCGGAACGCCATAATGCAAAATTAGTGGGCTTCCATTCTTTATTATTAGGGTCCGGATTCTGTGTAGCTTCATATAAACTTTTAATTAAACTGCTCTTGAATCCCTTTTCCATTGCCTTTGCGTCAAATTTAGCTAATTGTGAATATGCATTTATTGCTTTATATCCAAGAAGAACAGCCATTCCTTTCATTCCAAATTCTCGAACAATATTCATTTTAATAAAATCTGGTGCAGGCAGTGGTGGATTAGGTAACTCACAAGTATATGGTTTAAAATTTGCATCAGTTGGTAAAATCCCGGATTCAGCAACTTTAGCCATATAAAGACCAATTGCACCCAAAACAACAAAGCCAATAACAACACCGGTCATTACACCAAAATTAGTAATGAATTTGACAAAATTAGGGTCATCTTTTGGATTGTTTTCATTTTGTAGATTATTTATTGCTTCTGTTGACATTATCTATAATAAATATATATTAAATTTTATAGATAAAATAATATAATAATAATAACGATTGTTTGTATCCATTTCTTAAATATAATTTATTTTTATATTGTATAATGAATTTATCATCCATATTATTATTTTTTAATAGAAATAAAATTAATATTCTATTGGCTGCCTTATGTGTTTTATTAGCATGGTTAATAATTAATTGGTTTCGTTACTTAAATCATAATTATTTTATTTTAAAAGGCACAAATAATATAAATCAAAAAGAAGGTTTTAAACCAAATATTGAGTCTTCAATAACCTTTGATAATCCAAATACTCCTTTAACAACACATAGTGTCGATTTGCCGCTGAATACAAACTATACATGTGCTAATTTCTGTGGTCCAAATCAAACATGTTCAAAGACTCCTGGTATTCAATGTTCGACTGATGTAGATTGTTGGCAATTTGGTTGTCAATCATTGCTAAAGCCTCCAACAAAAACAGAAGTGGAAAATTTAGAAGATGAACCTAAGCCTGATAATGATGCAGGCATACTAACATACAATCAGACGCCCCAATATTCATCTTTGACAACAGATATAGGCACAAATGCAAGTATTATAAATCAAAATGCTGAACTTGATAGACCATATGCAGGCATCCCTGTTTGGGAAGACACTTACGATAAACAAGCGCAAATGATTGACGACGAATTGGCATATAAATACTCTGCTGAACCGGAAAAATATAAGACCACACCATTTTATCCTGTATCAACAACAATCACCGGATTATTCTATGATATTGGACCGACTCCATCGAATGCTATTTTAAGTTAAAAATAATATATATAATATTTGAACTTAAAGACGAAATTTAAGTCGCATATGTAAGTCCCACATTGCCGCCAACAAAGTGAACAACATTGATGCGCTCTTCAAATAGAACTAAATTAAAATTATAATCATAAATGCGCCATGTAGGTTTATTTACACCAATTATATTGCCCGTTTGGGGGTCACAAATAGTAAGACTTTGAGCCAATGGGTCAAGAGGTGGTAAAATGGTAGTAAATTCCAACTCTATTTGCGTAAAGCGATTCATATTTATTGCACCCGATGGCTGCAAATTTGAATTATTTGAATGAATACTAAAATTATAACAATAGAGCCCAGATGGCGCATTGCCTGAAGTTCTAGTGTATTTTTCTATATAATTATAAACACCCGCTGGTTGAATATTCTCTCGATAAGAACCATCTAACAAAATACCTAATTGAATTAATATTTGTTTCTCATTTTCTGGTGAATAAGTTGATGTAATTAAAAGACCAGTTAAATTACCATTTGTGTTTACACCTGGTCCGATATAAAATGGTTGAAGTTGATGGCTAGCATCATTTCTATAAATTAAATAATTACCAGATGTTGGCGCTTGAATAACATCTAAAGGCATATAACCATAAGGCCAATTTGTATAATTTGACCATTCATTCCTTAAATTAGCATCACTTCTTTGGAAATAAAACATCCAATTAGATATCATTCCGAGTGAATCCAATTGTACCTTGTTAGGTCCAGTCACATTGTAAAAACGCTGCTCATGAACTTGTTTTATTAAATACTTTTGCTCCTCTAAAGCAAATAAACGCTCCTCGTCATTTGATAAGAAACCATATGTGCAATTTAAATGCACATCTGCATTCCATAATGTTCTTGTATCTGTATAAGAAGTGATGCCTAACTCAATATCAGGCGGTGGGTTCAAAAAACGATAAAATTGCATATACCATGTGTTAAAATTTGGCGCCACATAAGGATAATTATATACATAATCAAACACATCACGGATTTGAAATATCTCATTGATTGGTCTTAATGTGACAACAATGTGCAACTCATTGTATTGTAACGATGTCAAAGGAAACGCCATTTGAGATTTAAGACCAAACCAATTGTTTAGCGGAATGTATAAAATACGTCCACGTATAGATGGTTCAGGGCCAGCTAATGCATCAGTATAATAAGCATTTGGATATGAATTGACACGTGAACCAGCATTGGCAGGGTCATTTAATTCTGGTGTGTTGCCAGACATTATATCAAATAGTTCTTTTTTGTCAGTAGAAAAATCACGCTGGACGGCGGCTAATAAGTAATCGCCTGAATATTCTTGGAGCGTGTAATTACCACATGTAATACTTATTTTTGAAATCATTTTTGCTCCTAAATTCTCAATCCATTTGAATTCATATGGAGCCCATTCTTGAACGTCAGAGTCTGCTTGTGGTGGTATAATTGGACTCCAAATACTAGGTAATGCCACAGATAAATAACAATCCATAAGCAAATCAGCATATCTAGGTATTTTGAAAGTGAATGTGGATTCTTCGGAAAGACGCAACGTTTTAGAACCTTCAAAGTCAACACGAAACTTTTGCAGACCAAAATTAGTATAATGCGCATATGTAGTTTTAAAAAACGTTTTAGAAGGGTTTCCATTTAAAATAATATTTTGTTGTCCAATAGATACAAGATTCATAAGTCCTCCTGGCATTTATTTGTAATTATAATACTAACATATTATTTTTTTAACTAATTATAATCAGGATTATATTTATTTTGTAAAAATATATTTGGAAGAATATTTATTATTATTTTATACATTTAATATATTATAAAGAATAATGTCATCACCAAATATTACAGGAGGAGTAGATAAAACAAGAGATCTAATAAATAAAGGCGCAAATGAATTATTAGAGATGAATGATAATACAGCTATTACACTACTAACATTCTTAACATTTTTTATTATTATACTTTCATTTATATATTATTTTTATTACAATGGCACTGGAACTATTGGCGGCATATCAATTATATTAATAGTAACTATAATGACAAGTATAGTTGGACAAGCAGTTATGGGCACAGCTGGAGCAATGGCGGGAGGAATTATTGGTGCTTTAATTGGTATGACTATATTTGTAAAAATGTCAAATAGCAAGATTAACCGAAATTGCAGTGTAATGGATGGAGTTTATGGTGAAAAAAATGTAGCAATATCAAACACAAGAGAAATAACAAATCCGTTTTATGATTATTATGTTAAAACTGCATATAATTGCTGTTCAGGGGGTGATTATAGAAATGATTATGTATCAATGTGTTCATTAAATGACTTATTAAAACAAGGCGTAAGAGGTCTGGATTTTGAAATATATTCCATCAATGATGAACCTGTTGTAGCCACGTCTACTATAGATAATTATTGTGTAAAAGAAACATTTAATTATATTAATTTTAGTGATGTGCTAACCAATGTATTAAATAATGCATTTACATCAAATGCACCAAACCCAAATGACCCAATTATTTTTCATTTACGTATCAAGAGTGAAAACAAAGCAATGTATGCAAAATTTGCTCAGTTGCTGCAAAGTATTCCTACTAATCGTATTATGGACTCCAAATATAGTTATGAAAATAAACAAGATGGTCATATTACTAATTTTGGAGCAGTCCCATTAAGTGATATGATGGGTCGAATTGTTATTATTGTTGATAGAAGTAATCCAACTTGTTTATGTGAAAGTGAAGATTGCGCTGATTGTAATAATTTTTATGAGTTTGTTAATATGACAAGCAATTCCACTTTTATGCAAGTATTAAGATATAACGATATTGAATTTACACAAACACCAGATGATTTAATAAATCAAAATAGGGCTGCTATGACAATCGGAATACCAAATAAAGGACCAAATCCGGCTAACCCTAGTTCAGTTGTAATGCGGTCACTTGGGTGTCAAATGCTTGCTATGAGATATCAAAGTGTAGATGCCAATGTAGAAGAAAATGACTTATTCTTTAATACATCGGGACATGCGTTTGTATTAAAACCGCCAGAGTTAAGAGCACAAATTACAATAGTTGCACCACCAATAGAGCAAAACCCTGCATTATTTTACAATGATAGAATTTTAAAGAGTGATATATACGAGTTGAAAGTTTAAACAAATAATATTTATTATTTAATAAATAAAATATTATTTTATCATTATATTATAACTATTATGGAAAAAAAAATATGTGATTCTAAAATGAGTTTTGAAGATTGTGAATTAGCAATTCTCCGTTCCGCGGTGGATAAAGCAGAAGAACGGCAAGGCAGAAAAGATGCCAATTCACCTGATATTAAACGAATTATAAGCGTTGTAGAGAATTTTATTAGAAGCAAAAAGGTTATTTGTTATGGTGGCACTGCCATTAATAATATATTACCCAAACAAGACCAATTTTATAATAAAGATATCGAAATACCTGATTATGATTTTTATAGTGCGAATGCACTTAACGATGCCAAAGAATTAACAGATATTTATGTGAAGGAAGGGTTTATTGAGGTTGAAGCCAAATCGGGACAACATTTTGGCACATTTAAAGTATTTGTAAATTTCATTCCTGTAGCAGATATTACAATGTTACCAAAAGAGTTATTTAATGCAATTAAGAAGGAAGCAATAAAAATATCTGGCATTTTATACGCTCCACCTAATTTGCTTCGTATGGGCATGTATTTAGAACTATCTCGACCTGCTGGTGATGTGTCTCGGTGGGAGAAGGTGATGAAACGTCTAACTCTTTTAAATAAACATTATCCGTTAACTGCAAATCAATGCGCTCATGTTGATTTTCAAAGGCAAATGGCAGATGATAAAAAAACCGATGAAATTTATGATATTGTTCAAAAAACATTAGTTGACCAAGGTGTTGTATTTTTTGGTGGTTATGCTTTATCTATTTATGCTCATTATATGCCAAAACATTTGCAAAGAATATTGAAAAAAATACCCGATTTTGATGTTTTATCTGAAGAACCACTAGTTACTGCGCAAATTGTAAGAGAACGATTGAGTGATATTAATGTTAAGAATGTTAAGATTATAAAACGTCCGTCTGTTGGTGAAATTATTGCACCGCATTATGAGATTTGTGTTGGTAAGGATACTATTGCATTTATTTATGAACCACTAGCGTGCCATAGTTACAATATTGTGAAAGAAGGTGGTTATGATGTAAAAGTGGCAACAATTGACACCATGTTGAGTTTCTATTTGGCATTTTTATACGCAGACCGACCTTATTATGATAAGGACCGAATTTTATGTATGTCAAAATATTTATTTGAGGTACAATCAAAGAATAGGTTGGCGCAAAAGGGTGTATTAAAACGTTTTTCAATTAATTGCATGGGACACCAGGAGACAATTGAAGAGATGCGTGCTGAAAAGGCGGAGAAGTTCAAGGAACTAAAGGATAAAAAGGGGACTGCAGAATATGATTCATGGTTTTTGCGTTACAGACCCACTGATACTAAGAAAGAAAAGGAAGAAAAAGAAGGTGCTAAAGGTGATAAAGAAGAAGATTCATCATCTAGTAAACCAAAAACTAAATCAAAAAGAAAGAGGACAAAGAAAACTAAGAAGCGCAAGGGATTCTTTAGTTTTTAAAATTAAATATTTTATTATTATAAGAAATGTCCAGGGAAGAAATAAGGGAAAAAATAATGGCTCAGATAGGGGTTGAATTGACAAGAGTGTTTACTTCTGATAAATTCACAATCACAAGAAACAATGAAACATATTCCATTGCAACAATAAATCCATCGGGGCAATGTTTGAAATTGCGATTTAGAAGAGACAACAATGTTGAAATAGACAAATTGGACAAATGTGGAATCCAAGGTTCCGAATCAATCAAAAGGGTGGAAGAAGCATTAAAACAAATACCAAGTATAAAAAAAATAAATTTAACAGATGCTTCAACTATATCAGTTTGTGGAGAGAGTATTAAACTTTCTTGTTTGAAAATTTTGAGTAAAGGTGAATCTTGGTATAATTTGCTTGGATATTACTCTGAAAATTCCGATTTGGACAAGGAAGCAAATGCCGAAATTATAGCAAAACCATTTCATCAATTTTTAACAGATTGTTTACAAAAATACAACGAAGAACATACTGCTGCAGAAATTGCTGAATTTGAAAAACTTAAAACTGACATTGAAACTAATGGTTCAACCTGGTTTCCTGGAACTAATTTAACAGACAGCACAAAGGAGTATTTTACAAAAATCAATGCAATTATTTTGAGTGACAAGGATAAGGTTGATTGCAGTGAGGAAACTAAAATTAAATACATATGGTTGGCAGCGTTTTTTGATAAAATTATAGGATACAAAAGGATTTTAAGTTATAACGAATCATTGTTTAAAACAAATAAAAATAGATTGACAGCAGGAGGAAAAAAATCAAAGAAAACAAAGAAATATAGAAAGAAAACAAAGAAACGCAGAAAAATTACACATGCTCGTTTAGTTGCAAACGTTTGATAAATCTCTCAGCATTTTGCTCCTCATTCATATACATATTAATTATTTCTGCTGGTGAATAAAACTTGTCATTAATAGTTTCTAATATGGAAAAGTCAATATTCGCTTCAAATAAATGTTTATATATTTCCGATATTACTTGCCTACTTGCAGGAGATAGTTCTAATGTGATATCAATGCGCCCCGGGCGTTTTAATGCCGAATCCAAATCGTTATAATGATTCGAAGATATAATCATAATACGTCCTGGTGTCTCGCGAATTCCATCCCATAAATTTAATATATCATCTAATGTGATAGGTTCATCATCACTTAGTGCCTTGACACCAGTTGTTGTTATTACCTTCTTCGACAAATCATCCATTTCCGCAATGGTCTCAAGTAAGTCACCCATATTGACTTTGGATGTCATAGTCATTTCATCCAAATTCAATTTTCTTCCTATTCCAAGACTGGCTTCAGATTTCTGTTTATTTTTCTTCTTTTCTCTATCCAAAACAATATCACCAATGCAGTCAATATCTTCAAATACAATTATTTTTTTATCAAATGTGATGCTGTTTTTCTTATTATCTCCATTATATCTATCCTCAAAAAATATATTATCTAATTGTTTTTTTGTCTTAATTAATTTCAAAGATATGCAAATTATGTTGCGTTCGGTGTAATTTGCCAACGCTTTAACAAATGATGTTTTACCTGTACCAGGAGGTCCATGTATACCAATACCAAGCGAATAAGGAATGCCTTTATTATAATACCAATCTTTATTTTTTAAGAAGTGATTGACCTTTTCCATTGTAATCTGTTTTCTATCAAAAAATAAATTACTAAACGAACGAGTACTTGCAAAGACGACTTCTGACCATCGTTCACAAGGAGAATCTTCATATTTTATATTTGTTAGTGTATATATAAATTTTTTATCTTCGCGCATTTTTTCAATTGATGAAATGTATTGTAATGTTATATTATCAACAAATTGTTTAATAGTTTCAATATCACTTATATAGGAATATAATTGTATAATAATGCGGTCAGTTTTGTGTATATTTGTATTCTTAGAGTTGGTTTTGTCACCTTTTTCTGAATTTTCACTATCAATAAATGTATAAGCGTAAATTTGAAGTTTTTCCGAAATAAGAAATTTATCTGCTTGGTTTACCATATAAATGCCTTTATCTTCCTTGCTAGAGTACATTTTAGTGGTCATAGTATGTTCTTTTATAGAATGAATTGTTTTATTATCCTTCACATTTTCAATAATGTGATTCCAAAGAGCCTTGAAACAATCACTAAATGAAGTAGTCTGGTGTATTTGATGATCATAATGATTTGTATTGCACGATATTTTGCCTTCATATTCAACAACATTTTTCTTAGTAAAATAATGAATAATATATTCGTAGTTAAATATTTTACTTACTTCTACGCTGTCTAATACATTGTTATTTATCCATTTGAACAAATAATTTATACTAGTAAGTAAAAGCGTTAATAATAATGTGTCGACAATTCGGTTACCAGTTTGTATGTTATCAAGTAATATCATATTTGTAGCGCTTCTTGTTGCTCCTGTATTTATTTCCATATTATTTTTATATAAATATTATAGCGTGCATAATATTTAAGTATTAGTTTTATTAAATAACTTTATTACTACGGCTTTATACCTATCCCAACTCTTAAATAGTGAATAAATGGTAGACGTTGTGATATTTTACATTCATGTGTGTCATTAAATACTTCAAACCAAGTCAAATCTTTCCTTTTATGCAAAGTGTCAGTTATTTCGCCTCGATAAGCAATTATACCTAATACAATTAGAACAATTATTACATAGTAAAATACACGCTCTATTTTGTTAATAATTGGAAATTGGTCGCGCCTTATTGGAAATAATCGAATTTTAAATGGGTAATCCATAGTTATCCAATATTGATGGTCATCATAAACATCCTTATCATCTTTGTTAGTTATAGTTTTACCAAATGTTAAAAAATAATCTTTATTTAATTCAATAAAATATATTAATATAACTAGAACAATGATTGCCACCATTATTCTAAAATCCAAGCGTATTGATAATAGAAAAATAAAAAAATAGAAAAATGTATAAATTAATTTTTGAATAGGAGGAATAAATTCTAAATCACCAGTTTCAGATACTAATGTAACTAAGAAATAGAATAATCCAAATGCAACAATTGTTTGGACAGATTTATTATTTTGTATAAAATTCTTTTGTTGGCATGTAAATAACCCAGTAATAAAATTACCTAATATTAATAGGTAAAATATTGCAACGGACTTTAATAACTCTGTTTGATATAATGAAATTTGACCAAGATTTATCATTTATATTACTATATTATGATAATATAAAAAGATTAAAACTTGTTAAAACTTGTTAAAACTTGTTAAATTGTGCCATTGATTTTGTTAATGAAAAATAAATGAATCCAAACATTACGCTTGTAAATATTAGTCCGTTAAAGTTAAAATTTCCATCATTATTGCATAAAATTGGTATATATTTAAATATTGTTTTTCGCATTATTGGCAACTGGAATATAAAATATAATACTGCTAATAATAAAGGCGCTTGCAATTCATCGTAAATAGAATCCAATGAATTCTTAACTCGCTCTTCAGGATAATCATACACATTATGTTCATCATTTATATAATCAGTTTGATTAGGAGCCGCGCTAGGAATGTAATTTACTTGAACCGCTGGGTCATGAGTAATTTGTTCCGTATTTTGCGGAATGTCTCTACTAGGAAGCGAGGTTGCGCCAGCAATGCTAGCTTGTTGCAGACCATTTACGATTTGACTAATAGTCGATTGGTCTAAAGACATACCATGTTGTTGTTGTTGTTGTTGTTGTCCTTGTTGTTGTGGCATAATTACCTGATTTTTGTAACTATTTGTCTCATTGACAACAAGAGATATATTTCCACCAATACTTCCTCCGCCAGTTGGGTCCGTTGGTAAATCATTTATACTAGTTGTGTTTAATTCAGACATAATATATTATCTAAAGATTGCAGTAAGTAAAAATTTACGCAAAACTAACAATTTTCTTTTTTGCATTGCATGTTTCAGCATTTTTCTCTAATTTGTAGCATTTGTCGTCAAATTCATATATTTTGTTATCAATTTCTTCAAGTGGTGGTGCTTTTATAACTATACAATTCTTTCCACTACACATTTGTCTAAAAAGTGTTGCCAATCCTAAACCTAATAATATTGACATTATGTTTCTACCTATTTCACTATGAACAAATTTTAATAAATACATAAATTATATTATATTATATATTTATTATTATTTATTTCAAGAAATTTATGACTAAGAAAGTTATGAGCTTATTAAGATTAATGTAGTAATCTTAACTAGCCTGCACTGGTATAGTTTTTACATCAAATGGATTTATAGGACAATGTTCTTCTGTTGGCTTAAAACTAAAACATTGGTCTGTATTATCTTTATATTGTGTATTTTTGTAGTTTGAAGGGGTTGGGTACATGTAAATTATTTTTGTCTCTGGTCCTAAAATATATACAAAAAATAACCCTATTACAAAACTGATTGTAAATACTTGAATGTTTATATATTTTGTTAGCATTTATATTATATAAATATTTTTTTATAATAGAAATAAATAATTACAAGCATAAAACAAGCATAAAACAAGCATAAAACCTCATATTTAAGAGTTAACTAATGCCATTAACATGGGTTTTAATATACCCATCATTCCATTAAAATCTGCTTCTGTAGGATTTTCCTTCTTTGGCAACGATTGAATTATTATCTTTCTTTGTGTTTCATCCAAACGTGCTACTAAATCATTTAATACAATATTTCCAAAATTAAGAGTTCTACCTTCTGCATTTTTCGGTGGCAGTATAATATCATCTGGCAAAACAAAATCTTTAGACATAGTAGGATTTTGTTGAAAATTTTCAACATATACATCCATCGTTTTCTTTAACCATGCTGGGTCCTTAACCAATATTGATTTATATTTCTTAGATAAACTACTCCAAATTCGATTATAATCAGGGTCAGGGTCAGTCCATATAACTTCTTCGCCATGAATTGTAAACGGAGCTGGTGCTTGCGGTGTTGGCACTTGCGGTGGCGAACTTGGATTATATTCCGGTGAATTTGGCACATATGCCGGCGAACTTGGATTATATTCCGGTGAATTTGGCACATATGCCGGTGAATTTGGATTATCTAATGCAATTTGTGGATACGCCCCTTCTTCTTCTTCTCCACCTTCTTCTCCTTCTATAAAAAACTCCAACTTCTTCTTCTTTGTCTTTGTCTTTGTTTTACTACTAATTTTACCAACCTTAAGCGTTGATGATTTACCACTTTTATCTGGAGGTCCACTAGGAGGTGCTGCAGTTGAAGCCTTTAGACCTTTAACAAAAGATTCTACTTTGGATTCATCTCCAAAAAAAGTTTCCAAATTTAGTAAACTATTCTTTCTTTGAACAAGTGTATATTTTAATTCTTCTTGGTCATAATCAACATAATTCACCTCATATTTAAGTTCTTGTATTTCTTTCAGACGCGGAGTCATTTCATTTACATAAAACTTAACTGCTTCATTGATAACCTGGTTATCACCCGATTCATTATATTGTCTAACCATTTGTTTGAACTGCAATAAATATTCATTACCAAAAATATCAATAGACTTTTTTAACAATTCATTCTTTTCTGGATTATCATTTACTAGTATATTTTTTTCAATTACATGTCCAGCCAACATAGTTGTGTCTTTAAGTTCATTTGATAAGGTTGCAAAATTATCAATACCTGTTTCTTCAGGAGTATATCCAAACATAATATTATATTTCTCCTTGATAATGTCGGTTTTTAATTTATCAATGTCTCCTTCATAAGTTTTTATATCATCTTCATATTGTTGATATTTGCCACATAATATGCTAATATTTAGAGGACATGGTTCAGTTAGGTCACCGCATTTAACAGCAAATTGTCGCGTCCAAATATCTTTATAATTTATTGCAAAAATAGTTCCAACATTACGCTTACAATTAACACATTCAGCTTTAGGCAATTTAGAATACTCTACACGTTTTTCACGCTTACTTTTTTTAGTTGCCTTAATAATTGGTTTAATATATTTCTCATAATAAGACGTTTCATAAACATTCTTTAGTCTGTAATATTCATTTATTGCATCATCTACGCTTATTTTTTCGGTCATTATAATTTATAATTATATAATTTATAATTTGTTTATTCATTTATCCTATTATCCCAATTATTCATTATTATCATTTACATTAAATATTGTGATTTATTTGGTTTATAATTGTCTTATTTACTGCTTCTAATTCACTCTCCCAATGCGGCAGTCCCGTAATTAATTCTTGTTGAGCACGTAACTTTGATTGTTGATAATTTCTTATTTTAGACAATATATATCGCTTCTTTTCCTCTTCTTTTTCTCTAATCTCTTCTCTTGTTAGTTTACCTTTGTATTTATATAATAACAAAATTCCTAAAATTATTAGAAAACCAAATAATAACCCAATGTTAAATAAAGTATTATTATGTTTTTCTTTAAAATTGTGACATTGTTTTAAAGTCTCATTTAAGAAATACTTTACCCCCGGTTCGGTTAACATAGGTTTAGAATGTTCTTCGTAAAAACTCATATTAAATACCTTTAAAAAACAAAAAAAAATTATACCAATTATCTATATGGACGTATCTTTGCAATCTTTATTATATTTTATTCTTATTACTATTGCTTATTTTCTTGCATTAAAACCCAAATTAACTCTAGAGCAATTAGCTCCTGATTGTTATCCAGATTTTAAAAATTCTATTTTTCCTAAACTTGCATTATATCTCTTAATTGTATGTCTTGTTCAGTTCTTATTAAACACCGCTTATTTAACTACCAAATGTGGTGGTGAAGTGAAAAATAATATTGGCGCCGCTGCTCTTTACACATTTTTCCCATGGCTTATAATATTTGGCATCATGATTGCGGTTCTAATCATTTTTCCTGGATTCAAAAGTGCATTTTCTGATGTCATTGGCTACTTTGCTATTGCTGGTGGAGCTAAAGCATTATTTGCTAATATTCTAGTAAATACTGATGTTAGTGAGAGTTTAGCATTAGAAACTAATTCAGAAAAAAAGGCGCAATTAATGTCGGCGGCTGAAGCAATTACTAAAATGCTTGGTAATAAGTCTATATTAATCAATCAAATAACACCGGATAATTTTATGAAGTTTTGGGGATTATTAAGGCCACTTATGAAGGAGGATATTACTGAAAATGAAGAATTAGAAACAACGAATAAAGCCCAATTGTTGGCCATGGTTGTATTAAAAGATAATATTGGGGAAGCATTTTGGTACGTTTACACCGCTATACTAATTTCATCAATTGTTTACTATAATTTGGCTAATCGTGGCTGCGTTAAGAGTGTTGAACAAATAAAGGCTGGTTATGATGAATACTTGAAGAACCAAGAGGCAACAAATAAAGAAGCGGCTGCTGCTGCTGCAAATACTGCGGTATTATAAACAAATTGATTTGAGGATAATTTGAATATTATTTAATTAAATATAATTTCTATTTAATTAAATATTATGATTCTTATATAATTTTTGGATATGCTAAATAATACAAAACAAATAAATATGACATAATTCCCAAGATTATTGATAATAACCAAATTGGTAAAATAGTCTTGTTTTTATAACCTACACCAAATTCACGTATACTTCCGTCATCTTTATATAAAAATGCTGGCCTTGATATATGAATAAAGCCAAATACTATAATAAATAATATTATTGCTGCTAATGTTATATTTTCTGCAATAAATGTTCGTAACATCTCTAATATATAAATATTTAAAAAACTATTGATTATTAACTTTTTACAAATTATATTATAATTTATTTACATATTTGGTTTTAGGTTAGGGTTTAATAGGTATAGGTTCACAATTACCGGTTTTCTTATTACGTCTAGTGCCTTTTGGACATCTAGGTTTTTTAGATTTCGACTTTGATTTTTTGGATGATGATGAAGATGATGATGAACTCTTTGACTTTTTAGAAGATGATGATGAACTCTTTGACTTTTTGGGCAGTGGTGATATTGCACGTATTTCGTCCTTGGGTGGTGAAAGGGAAGATATTGGCCTAATTTCGTCTTTTTTAAAAGAAGAAGGAGAAAGAGGAGGAGGAGCAGGAGGAAAAAGAGAAGAAAGAGGAGGAGAAATCGGTTTGGGTTTTGCAGGTTTTAACGACTCCATAATCGGCTCTATTTCTCGTCTATATCTGTCATAAATTGTGTCTCTATAATGTAATATTGGAAACTTTTTAACCTCATACTTTGAGTCGCGCTGAATAATATCAATCCAATTATCACCATTTTCATCAATTGGATTTTTAATAATATCAAGATGCTTATATTTTGTTTCATTAAAATGAAAAATATAAATATCTCTTGGTGTTAAACCATATTTTTGTAATTTATGCATTTTTGCAAGATAATGTGATAAGTTGTATTGGATTGGTAAATTGTAATATGAATTATTTACATATTCAAATAATGTCTCGTTTGGATACTTACATTGATGTTGAACAACATCTTGTATTTTTTCCTTATATTTATTAAATAATGTCATACTTGGATATATAAGCATAACACCGCCATTTATTCGTCCCATTTCCCTACATTTTGCAATTACTTCGCTCGGATTATTTCGAATTTTTTCATTTCCTTTAAGATTTTTATCACCAATATAATATGTTAGTACTGCAGGCGTTTGCAACCCAAAAATATCATCCATGTTTTTCATTACAACCATGTCAGATTCAATAATACATACTTTATTATATTTCTTTAATGTATAAGCAAAAATAAAATTACATGTCCTTAATGTATTAAAATTTGTATAATCACTTTTAAATGATACATCATATGTTATATGTTTGTCGTCAAATGGAACAACATCGGTTACTAATGGTCTAACTGCGTTTACAAACGCAGGCGGAGTATCGTTTACAGAATATAAATATATTATATCATTGGTTGTATATTGACGCAACATTTTGAAAAAATACATCTCTAATTCTAAATAAACTGGATTGCTTCCAAAATGAATTATTGCAAATGCATATCTTTCTTTAGGTTTTACTGCTGTTGTTTCCATTGTTGTTTTTAATGTTGTTATTGTTTTTGGTGGTGGAGGTGTAGGTGGTGCCTGCATAAGTGTAGGAGGTGGTGTTGGTGTTGGTGGAGGTTTCGATTGACTAACCAATGTTTCTTTTTCTTTATATTCATTAATTAACCCCTTAAATCCTTTTGACTTTTGCATTTATATAATAAATATATTATATAAAATAATATATCTATATTTTTCTAATAACTAAGATTGAAACAATTTAATCATCTTCTCGATTATCAAACTCACCATATTCGTCTCCATATGGGTCACCATCAAAAAAATCTTCATTTAATCTACCCATCATATTATTTTCGTCATCGATGGCTTCATCCGTTTCAGCATCTGCCAACGCATCCTCAAGATACATATCAACATTTTGGTCAGTCACATTGACATTTTTTCTAACATTTTTTTCTATTTGAGCTATTTTCTCTGTCATTGCCTTCTCTTGGTCATAATTCTCTGGGTCATATTCTCTGATACCCTTTGTTAATCCTTTTGACCAAACACCCAATTTATTAATCTTCAAAATAGTATCAACCGCTCTTTCTTCTTCTGATAAATTCTTTAATCTATCTGTAAATGTATATTTCTCTGTTTCCTTCAATTTAAAAACGCGGTCCATAATTGTATCATATGACATATCAATTGTATCCTTTGAATTCATCATCATTGTAACATATGCAACTAACAAAGATGCCACATTTTCTTGCAAATTAACCACATCTCCTTCCATATATTGCTGTTCTGTTTCCGTAAAACGCAATTGTTGCTCTACCATAAAATCCGAACTATATATATTATCCTTATCACTTTCCGGAACAACTAACATTTTAGCAAGCATTGTTGGGTCCTTTGTTAGATTAATATATTCCGTAAATACTAACAAAATATAATGCTCAAATAATAAAGTTGACATTCTTTTATCAAAAATTGAATATATTTCAGCATCTCCTATTTGTATTTTTGTTAGTGCAGGCGTTTCATTTGACAATAATAAAGTGTTTTCACATTTACCTTGTATTTCATATAACACATTTTTAATAATAGCATTATCGTAAAATTTCTTCAAGGGCTCATAATAACTTTCTACAATTCGTTTCAAATCCATTGCATGATTTTGCGAAATACCCCAATAAGCGGGCGACTCAATTGATTGAACCTGTTTATTTATAATCATTGTTGGTAAAACAACTGAAAACAACGAAATAAATGTCTTGAAAAAATTTATATAATTATACATCGAATCATCTGATATATTATTATTACCCCTTTTATTATTAATATCTGAATCCCATTTTGTTAGTTCGCTAAAAAATGTAACAATCTTTTTTTGGTCATTTCTTGTAAGCTTTGCCTTCCTCTTAATAAAATCTACAATTTCTCTTCGCATTATTGCATTGGAACTATCTAAGAAATTCTTCATAGCTCTCATATCTTCTGTATCCTCTTGAATCATGACGTCATACGCATCTAATAAAGGCTCCATTTTATCTCTAAAATTTCTATTAATTACTTGGTCGTCGGTTTCATCTATTCTTAAAAGCAGTTTGCTAATATTATCGGAATAAGATGGCTTGTTAAATGCCATTGAAATAGGTATTATATTGGCTCGACTTACTATTTGAAACAAACGTAAAAATGCTTCTTTGGAATAATTTCGACCATCTCGTTTCAGCTTTGCAATCTTATCTTGCAATGAATCATTCTTTGATAAATAGTCTGGTTTGCTTACACAAATGCTTGCTAATTCTGCATCAATTGGTACTGATGATTGAAACTTACACAAATCAATAAACGCCATATAAATTGTTTCTTCACTGAATGATTCTGAAATGGTTGGAAATAAACGCTTTGTATCAACTTTACTTAACATGATTCCACCTTGTGTTAAGATTTTAAGGTCCTTCATAACATTTGATAATTCCCGGACTACATTATTATTCACTTCAATATTTCCATTTTCTTTGGCAAAATATTGTAATGCAGTCATTGTCACATTATCCTTCTCATTACAACACGCATTTTCCATAAAAGGATGTATTGACGATTTTAATAGTAAATCCTTTTTCTCTACTATTTTTTGTATTTCTTCCTGGATTGCCATCGAATAAGAGATTATTTTAGACTCAATAACTAACAACTTTTCTAATTGTTTTGGACTGCCAATTTTAATCTCATGACTCAGTTCATCATTAAATCCATCTGTAACATTTTGCAACCCCTTTACATGAAACCTTTTAAGTGGTGGTAAGAAATTTACCCATTTTGCAACATTATGTTCATCTGGAATATCCTTTTCAGGATTTGATAACAAATACTCAACTTTTTCTCTAATTTTCTGTTCTACCTCTGGATATGGTAACAAAAAACGCACAATAAATAGTTTTATTTTATTTACCAATTCTTCTTCTTTTATTCTTGCTAATGAATCCCATGGCATTGTCTTACTTTTCAGCTTAAATGCTACACATGCTAGATAATTCAAACCAGTATCATCACCTTCGCCTTCAAATGGAAATCCGCTAAATGACCTAACACATCCAGGAAATGTCTTTCGAGTTTTAATAGATGGCATACTTGTTTGAACACCAATTAAAAACATACCCAATGATAGTAATAACAAGGTTGAACTATAAACTAATCCATATTCAGGCAATTTCTTGTTTTTTACAGCAGCTTGTTTTTCGCGAATCTTATACGCCGCTTCCTTTTCAATTACTTTTGAATCATTTATAAGTTCAGTTACTACCTTTATAATAAAATCACTTGATTGGTCAATATTAATTCCCATATTAACTGATAATGCATGAATAATATTCGATACTAGTTGACCCTCTGGAGACAATTTCTTGGATTTGTTAGTTTGTTGTTGACTCAAGACAACATTTTCAGCATCTTGTTCCAACACATCGCGGCTTTTTACCTTAAATCCCTCACTATATCCTTCATCAACATCAAAATCAATATAACATATTACTTCTCCACTATTAACATCAGTCCAGGCATCACCATTTGCACTTAATCTACCTATATCCTTTTTAAGTTTATCTAACACATTATCATAATTTGCTTTATTTATCACAAAAGTTTTGGCTAATATACTTCTAAATGCCGGCATCAATTTGGTATCAGTTTGTACACAATATAACCACCATTCATTTTCCATTTCACCATCATGAATATTAGGCTTAGTTGGATTTCCAGGTCTACAATACATTTCAGAAAATCGCAATATATCACTTTGTTTTTTTACAAAGTCTTGTTGCCCTATAATTAAATCCAACAACTTAGCATAAGGAGATACCACTCGCGACTCAACTTCTTCTAACACTTTTAACCCTAGATTGTATTGTTGTAGATTGTATTTTAAAAATGAATCTTCTCGTATTTTTTGGATTCTATTATAAATTTCTTCATAATATCCTGCTTTAGCAAATATTCTCTTATTAAATTCTTCCTGTGTCATTTGATAATTCTTGTCAAATTGACCCATAATATCTTTTAACGCATTTGAAACCATTGTATCTCGCGTGACTTCAATAGACTCGCAACCATCATCTGTCTTGTTAGGTTTAAATAAACAATCTGTTTGAATATTACACAATATATCCTCTTCACTAATAAACCATTGAGGGTCTACTTCAGTAGCTAACACCCATTCATCATCCTTTCTAATATAATATTCCATATTGCTTGCCTCCACATTATTGCTATTTACCAACATTGCATATTGTCCATTATCCACTCTTTTTGTTCGATTTACCAATGTGTCTGCCATATATGCAGCCGTTTTTTCATCCTTTTTATATTTATTTGTTAGTTGGTCAGTCAAAAAAATAACCATTTCTTCAGGACTTAATGTGTCTCTTTCTTTTTTATAAGTTACATCAATAAGATCATAATTTGTATTATCGAAATCATTATCAAAATATATTATTTGATTATTATCAGCATTTAGTCTCTCTTTTGAATAATATTTTTTTGCTAATACATAAGATGTGCAATTATCATCAGCTCTTGACTTTTCTAGTTGAGCTTTTAATACATCTTTATCTGCCTCAAAAATAGTCTTCAACTCATTTGGATACATGAGTGCCAAATTATCAAACGCAACACCTGCATTAAATACATTTCCATAATCCTCCAAAGTAATTTTCCTTAAAAACTCAGAACTAGACATTTTATATAATTTTTCTTGGTCTTGCAAACCATAAGCATCAAATACAATTCCTCTAATTTCTGGATTATCATTAAAAATTTCAAAAAAAGGATTTACATATTTTGTCTTTATATTCATATTTTTTAAAGACGAAAATGCTCTACCATATTCTAAATATGTTTTGTTATATTCTGCAATTTTTGCATCTATAAACTTATTAAAATCAACATATTGCTTATATGTTAAGTCATTTGAATAAATCAAAAATGGCTCTAAATAATTTACCAAATTAACCATCGAAAGGCTACCCTTTATGTACTTCTTAACCAAATTAAACAGAATTCGGATTTTTGGTATAATAATTTTTAAAAAATTTTCATAAATTTCCAGATTTGTTACTCCTTCCGGTCTTTCAAATGCGGAAAGGTCTAACACATAATTCTTTATATTATCAACAAAATTATCATTCTCATATTCAAGTTCAGTGTTAAGTTCAGTGATTTCAACTTTAGAATAATCTGTTTTTTGTTTCAGCAATTGCCAATAATTCAAAAAATTTAAATTTAAATTTGCCTTAACTAACATATTTGACCCAGGAAGGTTAATTTGTGAAAACCGAATAGTTGGCTCTGGTAGTGTTAAAATTGAATTAATTGATATATTATCATTTGGTGTTAGTTTGACGCGATGTGCAACCATTCGACTACCTTTTAAATTTATTGCTTCTAATCTATCCAGACCTAGATTGTATTTTTCTATAACAAATTTTCTTATATTTGTGTCATTTTTTGAAACGACTGATGAATAAAGGTCTTCTAAATTATCTATAATTACGTTAATATTTGATGTTACTGAGCCATTTACAATTACCGAATTTGATTCTTCAAATACACTTGTATAAGAATCCGGCAATAAACTATCAAATGGCGTCATATATGGATTGAGTGAACTATATAATTCGGAATATTTATTCTGACCATCACCACCAATATTGGCTCTGTAATTTTTAAATAAAGTGTTTATTTCTAATAAATCTTTGTCTTCATTTATATACTCAACATCATTCTCATTTTCTCTTTGTTCATTGGTATAAACCTTCTTTACATTTTTTGCAACTAACATAATCCAATAAAGAGTGTTTTGAAATTTTGACAAATACTCTGCCAATGGTCTGTCATCTGCAGTTTTTTTAACAATACCATTAATATTTTTATTATCATCAAAATTAGAGGATAAGTCGCGCAATTGCAAAAATCGAGTAATCATGATATGTATACTATTTAACACATTCGGCGTTCGCTTTGCATTTGGTATACTTGATGTTATTTCTTCTAATAAATCATTTGTTTGGGTTTCTATATTAAATCTATATTTATCCTTATCTATATTCACAAATTCCTTAATATTTACGACGTCACCAAACACAATTTGGTCACCTTCAATTAGAAATCGTTTAATTTTCTCGCGCACATCTCGTTTTGGAACCATTGTTTTCTCTCTTCCTTCATCAAGTCCTTCATCAAATCCTTCATCTAAATTTGCATCATCAAGCCCTTCATCTAAATTTGCATCACCAAAATCCATCATTTCTCCTTCTACAAATTGTTCTGATACTCCTTCATTAGATTCTTCTCTTTTTTTTGAATCCGGAGCAGGTCTAATTTCAAATGTCTCAATAGGCAACTTTTCAGGTATGCCTTGATAAGCAAAGTTAATATATAATGTATCATTATCGGTCGTTCTTATTTCAATCATATCCTCTTCTAGATTAGTTATTTCTCCGGTAATTACTGTTGGATAATCACCACCAAAATAAATATTAATCCATTTACCGGGGACCAAATCATTCTGCCTAGCAAAGCCTTCATTTGGATTTCGACTTATTATTTTTATTTCTGTAATACTACCAGTTCCTATAACACCATTTTCCTTAACATTCAACTGAGTTGCATCAAATGTTTTCACATTTATTAATTTAATTTTTGTAGGGTCAATATAATTAATAATAAATGTATTATCATTCAATATTTCATTTGTGGGGTCTACAATATAAATAATATCACCTAATTTCAGTATAACTTCTTTTTCTATTTGAACACTCGGCTCTTCTTTTGAAGTATCCAACTTTTCCTCAGCTTCAGCTTCAGATTCACCCGTAATTGCTTCTTTTGCCTCTCCAAATGTATCTTTTACCTTGGCAACCAATGGGTCAACAGCAGATGATATTTTACTTAAAATACCTTCTTCTTCTGCCACTGGTTGTTCTAATTTTGTTTCTTCTAATATGTCTCCTATAGGTTTTGCAACACTTTCCTCACTAATGTCTTTAATATTTGAGTCAGATGATTGTGACATTATCTTATATTTATAATAGAAATTTTTTATCTATACGGAAATCTAAATACAATTTATTGTTAGTTCTATATTTATAAATAATTAGTTTAAAGACATTTTGATTAAATAATATAAATCATGTCACTAATGAGCGTTTACAATTTATCCGAAAATGAAGAGTTTGCTAGAATTTTGAAAACCGATACAAAAGACTCTACCGATGCAAAAGACAATATTTGCATCAATGCAACTAATTATTCTACTAAATCAAATGAAAAATATAGAATTGTTAGATATGACAAGAAAATGTTGTCTAAAGACCAAATTTCAAAACATGGTCTATTTCGCTCCGTTATTATCAATTCAGCCAACAGGGTTGTATGTTTTTCTCCACCTAAATCATTCGCCGCTGATAAATTTATGGAAATGTATCCTTTAAATAATTCCGAGTCAACCAATGACAAAATCATAATTGCTCAGGACTTTATTGAAGGCACCATGATTAATGTATTTTTCGACCCAGCAGTTGGACTAACTGGTTGTTGGCAAATTGCAACTCGTAGCACAATTGGTGCTAATGTGACTTTTTTCAAGGGCGCCACTAAAACCTTCAATGAAATGTTTGTGGAGGCATGCATAGCAAACAATCTATTCATTAATACTCTTAACCCGCATTTTTGCTATAGTTTTGTTTTACAACACCAAGACAATCGCATTGTTGTGCCATTTTCAAGACCTCAATTATATCTTGTTGATGTATTTCAAATTGTACAAAACGGCGACGATGTCAAAGTTTTCTGTCAAAATATGTCCGATGTGAAGCAATACGGCTTTTGGAGTTTAACCGGAATTCGCTTCCCAGAGACATATGAGTTTTCTACGTATAGCGAACTAATTGAGAAGTTTGCCAGTCCTAATACGCCTTATAATATTTTGGGAATTGTAGTCCGAAACAAATTGACAAATGAACGCACCAAGTTTCGCAATCCCATTTACGAGGAGGTGCGTCACTTACGAGGCAATCAACCCAAGATGCAGTATCAGTATTTGTGTTTAAGACAAGCAGGTAAGATTCCTGAGTTCTTAAAGTTTTACCCGGAGACCAAGAATGAGCTGTCTGGCTACCGAGACCAATTGCACATGTTTACAAATACATTGCATAAAAACTATATTTCATGCTATGTTAAGAAGGAGAAGCCGCTAAATGAGTTTTTACCTCAATACAAGACGCATATGTTTAAGATTCACGAGCATTATTTGGCAAATTTGCGAGAGAAGAAAGAAGGAATTACGACTACATATGTTATTAATTATGTGAACGCGTTGCCACCAAGTTTATTAATGTTCTGCTTGAACCATAATCTAAGAAAGCGCAATGTGGATATTGTGACGGCAGATTTAGTTTAAAGCGTGTTATAATTTTTATTTAGAAAAATAAAAATTAAAATATTAATATATTTTATAGAATGAGTTATCTCTCTCCTAGTGCGCATATGGATTTATTCAGAGAGAAAGAGGCAGAGGAAAGAAAAACTCCAGAAGAAATAGAAAGAGATGCGCTGAATGCTGCTAACAGACAAAAAGTTGAAGATGATGAAAATAAAAAAAAGAGAAATATAAACAATATTTTTGCTAAAAGTCAAATTGAAGCATTAAATGAACTTAAACAAGACCAATCATTAAAGAGTGCTTTACAAATACTAGTAAAAAATTTTACATTTATATTACCAGACACTAAAGGTGGCAATAAGGGAATTATATTTGCAGGTCGTTATGGGACCGATACATGGGATTATTACTATGATACGTTGACCGCAAAAAGTAGGCAAGACTATACATCAGAATTTATAACATATTCTTCAATTTTAAACAATACTGGGGATTTATATAAAAAGCAAAATGATCGACCTAACAACATATTTTCAAAATCATCAAGCGTAGCCCTCCACGCAAGTACAAGAGATATATTACAAGGAAGAATAAATGAAATAAATGCTAATGAAGGTATTTATAAATCTGTTTCTGATAAATTTCTTGAATTATGGAAACAAAGATTTAAAGAAAATATGGCTGTAGCCCAATATGATGAAAGTGAACAAACTGATGACAAGTTTTCTAGTTTGTTAAAAAGCGAAATTTTGTTTTTTCTCCCACCGAAGGCATCAAAATCAGATTATTTATTTAATTTAGTTATAATGTATTTGTTTCCAATTGAACTTAAATACGCCCCTGTACCATTAGTATATGGACTTAAAGGAGAACATGGAGATAGGATTTGTGAAGAATGTGTTGGAATGTTAGACGATAATTATTCAAAAGCGTTGGAGGAAAGTGCTTATAGACGTGAAAATGCACTAAAATTCAAGCAATCTCCTAATAGTGCAGTTGGTGGTCGACGAACTAAACGCAGGAAACAAAAAAAAAAAAAAACTAACAAGATGATGCGAATAAAACAGAATACAAAAATGAATAAACAAAGACGCACATACAGGCGCCGTCGTTAAACAATAAAAAATATTTATTATATTATTTGTAAGTTTTCTTACATATAATATTTATTCTTTTGATTTATAATCATTTCGCTCAGAACTCTTAACCAATTATTATATGCTTAACGCAACGAGTCATAATAAATAGGATCCGTGTGCTCTCCTGCAAAATATGACAATTAACATTTTTTTAAAGCTAATTGATAACCCTTATGAATTAACTCATATTGACCAATATATTTTTCCAAAAATGCGTTCATAGTATTTTTATTTGAATACCATCTCCACCACCATAATCATCCATCCACATTATACCATTTTTTTCTAAAAAAATAAATGAGTTTTCCATATCTCTTTTTATAAAATCAGATTCATGACAACCATCAATGTATATAAAATTATATGTTTGATTATTGTTTTCAAAAAAATCATCTGATGTAATTTTATGTATTTTTATTTTATCCACATTTTTACAAACTGACATATTAAAATCAAAATTCATTTCTTCATTATTCTCTAAAAATTGACTATGGTCGTTATTATTAATAGATAAAAATGGGTCTATACAAGTTAAACTTGAATTTTGATTATCAAGAAAATTATCAGCAAAAAATACGCTAGACAACCCTTCAAAACAACCAATCTCTAATATCTTATTTTCTTTTGATTTATCTAAAACATGTGCTAAATTATTTTTGATTTCAGAATTCAAAAACCAAGTTTGTGAATATTTATAGTTATTCATTATATTTATTAATTTTATATTATTTGTAAGGATTTTACATATAATATTTATTCTTATGATTCACTTATTCCCATTTCACTCAGAACTCTTATTCCACTATTATAAGCAGCATGTAACGACCCGTAATATATCGGGTCCGTATGCTCTCCTGCAAAAAATATAACATTATTAATATTTTGATACACATTGGAAACATCATTGTCTGTAACATTGACATCATGATAAGAATATGCGCCTTGACTGAACACATCCTCTTCCCAACGTGTTATGTGTCAAGCTTTTGGCTCGGGTACAACTGGATAATAGTTCCTTAATTGAGACATCATTATCTCTACAATCTCTTCATCATTTTTTCCAACCAATTTCCATCCTATATTTGCAGGACATATTGCTTCTAAAATTGACTTATTTTTGGAATACTTATAATTATTCCATAATATGTAGGGACATATATCATCTTTTTCATCTTTTTTTAAGGCTGTGTTTAAATAATAATTTGTTCCACATGTCTTTGGATTATATGTTAAAAACATTGGCACATCATGTTTCCAAAATACATCCTCTTCAAAAAATTCCAATTGAATTTTTTTATACGAACCTAGTTTTATTTTAGATAAGGCATTTATTTTATCGGTGCCAAGCGGTGGATTAAATATTATATTTTTTAAAGGACCAGGTGGAATAGTTATACATAATTTGTCGCAATGATATACTTGACCAGAACTTGTGAAAACTTCTACATAATAACTATTATAGTTTATGTTAGTTACAATTTGATTGTACTTGATTTTATCAAGTAAATTGGTTGATTCATTGCTATTTACAATTGCATCAATCAGTGTTTTTGCTCCATTTTTAAATAAATAATGTGACCCTCCATAGTCACCAAATAAAGCAGTATTATAATTGATTTCATTCAAAAATGAGCTTGATATATTTTTAACACTACCACCACACCATACTTCTATCATATACAAAAAACTTGACAAATCATCGTCTAATTCTTCGTCTAATTCATCGTCTAATTCTGTTTCTATGTCTTTGCATTCACTAAAACCTGGCTTTTTTGTTAGTTCCTCAAATGCTTCTATAATTGTTTTGTTAGGCATATTACCTATTTTAGTCGCCATTTCATTCCATTTTATAGCCAGTTGTTGCCGTTTGTCTTCCGAAATTAAATGTTTTGACGACATATATTCAATTGACACATTCTCTGAATGCATCCATGGGTTACATTTTGAAACTGGAATTAATTTGTTAAAGTCTAAAAATGAGTTTAATGGGTTATCAATTGAACCATGTAACCACGCTGCACCCATATCCATATTGGTGTCACTAGTAAATACTCGGCCACCAATTCTATCTCTAGCTTCTAAAATTAACAATGGATTATCGCCCATTTTTGATGCAATTGTTAATCCCGACACACCAGCTCCAATTATAATAACTGGACTAGAACATTTTATATAGATTATATGCCATAAACTATATAAATCGCCTATATCACAGCAATTGGTAAATTCAGGTGTTTTATTTAATATTACTTTTAAATCATTATATTTTTCATTATTTAGCAACCAAACTATTTCATTTGTTAGTTCAATTGAATTCAAGGTCTGATTTTTTACGTTTAAATGATTAGTTTCAAAACTAAAAGTATTAATCCAATTATTAATTTGGTCTGCAAATATATATTTTTGAGAAAGTTGTTTGACTTCTTCTTTAAAAGAATTAAAAGAATTAAACAAAATCATATAGAGTATTTATATATTATCATTACAAAACATCTTTTAAATAATTTGTAAATGATATTATTCTATAACTATTAAACATTTTAATATTTAATAACACTTGTGAAAATGCCAAGTTTGCGTTTTCATGATATTATTATGATATTATTATTTATATAATTATGAGTTTAGAAGAAATAGTAGACAATTCAAGAACCGACAAAAATACGATTCACTCTTATTTACCACTCTATCAAAAATTATTGATATCTAAAAAGGAAACTGCTAAAAATGTATTAGAAGTAGGAATAGGAGATTATTATCAAGGAGTTACCAATGGAGGAAGTATAAAACTATGGCATGATTTTTTTACAAATGCAAATGTTTATGCTTTAGATATTTGTCCTTTGCAAAGAGTATGGGATGGAATTAGAAATAATGATAGAATTATATTGCATACATCAAAAGACGCATACAATGAAGACTTTTTTATTGCTAATTTCTTATATAAAAATATAAAGTGTGATTTTATGTTGGACGATGGCCCTCATAGTTTAGAAAGTATGAAACAATTTATAAAATTATATTCGCAAATAATGACAGACGATGGAATACTAATCATTGAAGATGTTCAATCGTGGGATTGGATTGATATACTTAAAAACGAAGTTCCAGAACATTTGAAACAATTTATCAAAGTATATGATTTAAGACCAAATAAAAATCGTTATGATGATATTGTTTTTACTATTGACAAATCAAATATTTAAATGAAATTAATATTTTATTATATTAATAACTTTAATAAAAATCAACGTTTCGCAAGTTAGTTATGAAAATGTTTAAAGGTAAAAAATAATATAAAAATTTGTTATTAATTATTATATTATTCAGAATTAATGGCGCAAATCAAATCTTATGTATATTTAATTGACTTTAAAGACGGCAGCGAATCAGATACACTAACAAAAAAAGAATTAGAAGACGCAGTTGATGATTTGTATGACAATATATCCAAAATTGTCAAACAATATCGGTTACATCCTCATAACAACGACAATGGTAACAATAGAAAAAAGAAGATTAATATGACTCTATATTTGGAAACTGAAAACTTCTCTGCAACTGAATATATTGAGCATTACAAGAGTTTATCAAAGGACGAATATGGTGCCAATTTTTTGAGTGATTTTGATATTGAAATAATTAATATGTTTAATTAATTATTGTTTTTCTATTTTATATTTTTATATTTTTATATTTTTAAGGACCTCCATCTGCAGCCGATGAGGCCTTCATTGACGATGCTTTGACACGAGTGCCATCAAATAGACCCTTAATTTGAGTTATATTAGACATTATTTCCTTAATTGTGTATTTTAGGATTTGCTTTATGTATTCCTTTCCTACATTCTCTTCCGTCAAAGAGAGTCTTAAAATACTATTACTATCATGAGGATGCATTTTCTTAAAGCCAACATATGACACCTTCTTTAAATCCGTGAAGTAAATTTCATAAATTTCAGCATTCAGAATATTTCCAATTGTATAATCTTCATTCACTAAAATAACATCATAACAATTCTCCATGGTTGTGGCAGATGGCTTTATTTCTATTTCATCCGATTCTAATAATCGCATTTGCTCAACAAATTTGTCATGTAATATATCACATGACTTTATAATTATATCAGCATTATCATAAATTCCAATTGTCTGTAACACAAAGTCAAAACTTTTTCTCTTGACGTAACGCATACCTTCTAGCAGTTTCCAATTAGCCGCCTCGAAATTAACCTCTGCCTCGCTCTTACCCTCTTCAGACCATTTATGTTTGCGAATGCCCAATTCACTATTAATTTTTACATCATCTGGAGTGCATCCGTAAGCACATGTAGCAGTTATATTAAACATACTATCATCTCTAGCAGTAGAGACAGATAATTCACAAGTCAACTTAATTCGCTCACCGGGTAGCTCATCTGATATTCTAGGACGCAACTTTACAAAATCAATAAAGTATTCACCCTTCCCAGTTGGAGGAATATAAGGCGGGAAGATTTTGCGCAAATCGGCCTCCTCTAAATATGTATCAGATGTTACATTCCTTATTTTGAAATCTTTAGTAGTAATATAAATTGATGTATCGGTTTTATTCTCAACATCAATTTCTAGCAAATAATTTTTAAAAGGAATTGCCAAATCTTTAATACAAATTGGAATACAACTCAATCGTTGTTTGATAATCTCATTATTTAGACGACTTGTATTTATTTGGATATTTGCCTTATTTTCCTCATAAGGACTTGTTTTGAAGCAAACAACCGGAACATCAGATAGAATGGTTCGGCGTATAGCATTTATATAACTGACATCTAGCCCTGAAATGGTAAATGTCATAATATCGTCCTCCTCTTTTAAATTAGCAAGTTTAGCGCTCATTGTATTTATATTATATTGTGGTTATTTTTAAATAATATTTAATTCAATTTTATTTAAAAAATTAATGCACTTATTAAATTTTAATTAAATTATAATTAGTTTATTTTAGCGCTGAAATAAACTTATTATAATTTAATGAGTAGCATACTATATTATAGCAATTTCTGCGAGCCATCTAAAAAAATACTGCAAACAATATCTAAAACTCAAATGTCTAAAGATATTCATTTTATTTGCATTGATAATAGAGTGAAAGATGCCACTGGTAAAATATTTATTGTTCTACAGAATGGACAAAAAATTATTATGCCTGAAAATGTAACCAAAGTGCCGGCTCTTCTTCTATTAAATCAGAACTATAAAGTCATTTATGGCGATGATATTTACAAACATTTTAAACCGACTCAACAAGCGCAAGTAAAACAAGCGACACAAAATAATATGGAACCTAGTGCTTTTGGGTTTGGTGGTTATGGTTCTGCATTTGGAAGTGGAATTGTTTCTGATAATTATAGTTTTCTTGACCAAAATGATGATGAATTAAGTGTAAAAGGAAATGGAGGGGTTAGACAAATGCACAATTATGTATCATTGAATGATTCAATGAATTTAACAATGCAATTACCCACAGATGATACTGAATATAAGACAGACAAGATGAAAGAAGGTGAGACTAGTGTAGAAGCGCTACAGAGAAAGAGAGACGCCGAGATGAATAATATTTCATATAATAGTAATAAATAATCTAAAATCTAATTATTAATTAAACATTTCCAATAATATTAATTAAATTTTGACCATTAATTACACCTAAACCAGAAGCCAAATCAAAACCCGGTGTTGCTGAATAAATGCCGTCTTTTCCTTTAACAATATCATGGAATATTTTTTTGTTCGAAATATTATACAAAAGTGGTTGCAATTTTATTGAATTAGACAAAACATTGGTAACGCTTGTTAAGTTTGATTTATTATTATTAATTCTTTGTTGTATAGCCAGCGATACAATTCCAACTATTATAGGACATGATAGAGATGTGCCACCAACGCTAAATGTCGAACCACTGGCTATAACTATTACTCCTGTGTCTGGGTCAGCAACTCCAGATACATCTGGTATCATTCGTCTTGCATTATTTCTATTAATTGCCAATATTGGTTGATAATTTGGTTTTGCAGATGATAATGCATATCCAGACCCTGCTTTTGTCCAAGGTATTTCTGTGTTACGTGTTCCATTTGATTTTAATGCCAATCTTGTTCCTCCAACTGATATTACATTAGATGCAACTGATGGATATGAAGTGTTATTTGAATCTCCACTTGCAGCAAAATAACATACATTTGGATTAGTAAAATGATGTGTTATATTTTTGAAGCCAATATTATCATTAGTACCCCAGGACATGCTTAATAAATCTGTGTCGATGGCAGGGCTAAAATTAAACCTATTATTGGCAAACTTTATAGCATCAAATAAATCAGTAAATTTATCTGATTTGGCAAATATTACACGTATTTTAGCATTAGGATTTATTGCAAATGCCCATTCCACATCTAATGTAGTTTCTATCGCCCAATCCAAGTTAAAATTATTTCCGGCAAAATTATACACACTTAGGTCGCATTTTGGTAACCCAAAACGAGCAGAAAATGCGTCTACGTTTTTTTTTACATTTGGATTGTAAAATGCTGTTACAATTGTAATTATAACCTTTCTTTTATTTGCAGAAGGTCTAATAGTAGGAACATTATATGCTTTTTTTACTTGTTGTGGATTATACGGAGGTCTTATTGTTGCAAATGGATTAGCATTTAAATTATCAATAAATGGTATTGGTTCTGTTAATGGTATTGCTCCGGTATTCATTAATTTTAAATTGTGAAATAATTTTGCGTTTGGATTATTTAAAGGAATAACAACGTCATTATTATTGGTTAAAATATTATCATTGTTATCATTGTTATCATTGTTATTATTAACATTGCTATTATCATTTTTATTGCAAACGCATTTGATAATATCATCTAAATTTTCATTTGTTTGTTTGCAATGATTAAATGTACGATTTATACTACCTTTACCTCTATAAGAAATATTATTTAAACACTTCATTATATATAAATATATTATAATTCCCATGATACCTTACATAATTATTGATGAACGCAAAGGTTACAATGATAAAGATGAAAAATATATTGATTATAGTTCTGCTCCAGAAGAAAAAATAAAATCAACTTTGTTAAAAGAATTGCACTATTGTATGGAATATCATTGTTTTTTTGATAATTCAGATGAAGAATCAGATGAAGAATCAGATGAAGAAGAAGAACAAGATAAAGAATTAACATGTTCTGAATGTGAGTGTATTGTAACATCCAAAAAATTTATAGCAAAATCAAATAGTTCATTATTTTGCTTTGCATGCAACCCTTCAGAAACCATTGGCGATTATATTACCAAAGAAATATTTGATAAATTTATAAAATTTTTAGATAAAAATGATGAAATTTGTGATATATTGTATTTTAAAAATAATAAATGGAATAAGTTTGTTATTGGATAATAAATAATATATTATGCTTTTATTTTATAGATTTATTGGGATTTGAAAACCGACAGACAAACGGCTTATCTGATGGTTTCAAATTGATAAAGTCATAGTTCAGATTAAATGGAATAATATTTGTTTTATTAATGTATAAATTAATTGACCATAAATCTAACAAATCTCGTACATCTAATTTGTAACTATTTGGCTTATTAACACACATTTTCCAAGGCTTCATACATTGACAAAAAATATATTTGGGTACTCTTGGCATTTTAAGTTATTAATTATACTTGCTAAGTATTTTTATATTGTTTTTTAAATAACTAAAGATATCCATCAACTTCTAATAATATCTCAGAAGGAACTAACAACAATTGATTATTATTAACATTTTCTTCTAAAATTTCCTCTAATGTTTCTATCTTTTCAATCCAAGCCAAAGGCATTGTCACCATCATTGAATTTGTAATATTTACCTTGTCATCTTCTATATTTGCAAAGCGTACCTTAGTAAACCGGATAGTTCCCTGATGGCTGTAAAGGACGTCAATTAAATTAGCTCGAAATTGTTTATAACCATGTTCAGGCTTAATATGAAACAAATATCGTTGTCCGTTGTGTAAAGTTTTAAAATCCATTGTAATAAATTTCTATTATCTAATTCTATTTATTATAATTTTATTTCAATTTTATTAATTGTTTGCTTTCCAATTAATAAAAAGATTTAAAGAAATGCAATAATTTAATATATAAAATGTCATCACAGCCGCAAACAATACTAACAATTTTTAATAACCATTTCATTGAATTTGTCACAGATATTTGCAATGTATTTCCCGATAATGTCAAAATTCTTACTGCAAAAAATGCATTAGTCGCCATTAGAAAAGCCAATCCAAAGGTTCTTGTAAAAATATGGATTAAATATGTTGCAACTCCGTATAAAACGCAAATTGAAAAAGGGGATTTAAGTTTCTTTATTGATAAAGATTATGCCAAGGAATTTGAAAATCATGGTCATGTCAACAATATATTAGAATATATTAATATCATTCGTGAGCCAATTAAAGAAATGAGTGCCGGCAATAAAGAAAAAACAATGAAATATATTCAGAATTTATGCAAGATTTCTGTGATGGTGTAATTAAAATTCAAAAATATGCTGCAAATTGGTCTTTTCAATGTTGTGACCATATATCATCATAAAAATACCATGTATATTTCTTCTATTTTTCTCAGTAACAAAGAAAAGTTGAAAAGTAAAAAGGGAAATCGATTTTGGACATTTTTAAAAATGTCCAAAAACGAAAACCCAAAAATAGTTTTGAAAATGGCACTTTTTTTGCATTTTTGACGATACCAGTCACAATTATTTTTTTTGTGTGAAAAATTTGTGATGCTAATTTTTGCGTTTTTTTGGCCTATTTTTTTGTGTTTTGGTATATTAAGGCGAGAATGGAAAACGAGGAAATAAATTTTACACAAAAAAACGAGAGAATATATGAATGCAAGTATTGTGACTTTAAATGCTCTTTCCAATCAGATTATAGTCGTCATTTGGCCACCCGTAAACATTCAGTCAGTCTCAATGGAAATTTGAAGGAAATAAAAAAAACGAGTTTTGCATGTAAATGTGGCAAAGAATACAAGTCTATGAGTGGACTTTGGAAACATAAAAACACATGCATCCAATACAAAAATGATGTCATGGACGAAAATGTAAAAGATGATAAAACAAATAAAGATAATCTTATAGAATATCTCATTAAGGAGAATTCAGAATTTAAGGGGCTAATCATGGAATTAATAAAGAAGGATAATATCTCAAATAATGTATCAAATAATGTATCAAATAATACTATAAATTCAAATAACAATACATTTAATTTGCAGTTCTTTCTGAATGAACAATGCAAAGACGCATTAAATATTGGTGAATTTATTGATTCTATTAAAGTGCAATTGACTGACCTTGAAAACACTGGCCGACTAGGTTATGTAGAAGGTGTTTCTAAAATACTTATAAAGAATTTGAATGAATTGGATGCATATAAAAGACCAATACATTGTAGCGACTTAAAAAGAGAAGTGATATACATAAAGGATGATGATAAATGGATGAAAGAAAATGATGATAAGCACATGATTAAAAAGGCAATAAAGGATGTCGCTAATAAGAATATTAGACAAATAACTGAATGGGCAAATTTAAATCCGGATTGCAAACAAGCAGATTCCAAAAAGAATAATCAATATTTAAATATAGTTATGAATTCCATGTCAGGAGGGTCAAATGAAGAACAATGTGCCAACATTGAAAAAATAGTGAAAAATATAACAAAATCAGTTATTATTGATAAATAATATCTTTATTGTTAGTTTAATTTAAATATATATCTTTTTATAAAAATATATATGTCTCAAACAGAAAAAGAAACGCCCAGTAAGCCATCCAAAACATTTGAAGAATTGGTTGTGCCAACAGAATTCCACAAAATTATTAATGATTTCATTGCCGATATTGTAACCACATTTCCCGAATATGCCGGTCTTATTAATCGTTGGTGGTCCAATGAGGACATAAAGGAAAATACTGAAGTTAGTGCAAGAAAGAAGAATGAAATAACATTTGTATTTAGACATTGTGTAAAGGCTATTCCTGAAAGATTCTTTGATATTTTATATAAAAATGTCGATATTTTTTCAGATGATTCTGAAGTGAATACTGAATTTTTACCCGGGATTGTATTCAAGCAATTATGGAAGTGTGATATCAGTGAGAGCACTAGAGATACTATTTGGAAATATTTACAATTAATCCTTTTCTCAGTTATTGGGTCTGTTCATGATAGCAATGAGTTGGGTGATACTGCAAAGCTATTTGAAGCCATTAATGAAGACGAGTTGAAGGCCAAATTGGCTGAAACATTGGAGAATATGTCTGGTCTTTTTGAGGATGTAGGTAAAGATGGCAAAGAGGGGTCTGATAAAGAGGCATCTGGTGAAGGCGCTTTTACACCGGAAAATATGCCAAATGTGGAAGAATTGCACGGCCACATTAATAATCTTATGGGAGGCAAATTGGGTAAATTGGCGATGGAATTGGCAGAGGAGACTGCGTCAGAATTGGATATAAATGCAAATAGTGATTCAGACCCAAAGGATATATTCCAGAAATTGTTTAAGAATCCTGGTAAACTAATGAATATGGTGCAGAATATTGGAGGTAAAATCGAGAGCAAGATTAAGTCGGGTGAAATTAAAGAAAGTGAGCTAATGAGTGAAGGCATGGAGCTACTGAATAAGATGAAGAGCATGCCTGGTATGGGTGATATGTCAAAGATATTTAGTCAAATGGGTATTCCTGGATTAGGCAAGAATACAAAGGTTAATATGGGTGCTATGGAGTCACAGATGAATAAGAATATGAAGACGGCAAAAATGAAGGAGCGAATGCGTGCAAAGTTTGAACAAAAGAATGCAACAACAAGTGCGCCTACTCCAGATGTAAAACCACAATTATCAGAGGAAGAAATAATAAAGATTTTTAGTACTGGAGAGAAAGCGGAAAAGACGCCAAGAGGAGCCAAGCCGCCGACAAGCCAAGGTCAGTCAAACAAGAAGAAGAAGGGAAAGAAATAAATTTACATCTCTTAACCAATATAATAAATTAATTAAATTATCAATTTATTATATGACAAGGAAACAAACAATGAAACAAACAAGGAAACAAATTAAAAAAAGGAAATCAAAAACTTGTAAAGGAGGTTCAGTATTTGGGTTTTCTAGGAAAAAAGACACAACAGAAATTTTAAAAGATTTGCATGCAAAAGTGGGTAACATTAAATTGAAAGATTTTGAATCCAATTTTTTAGAGAATATAGATAAACTGAAAACCCGTAAGGCTGATTGTAAAACAATGTGCCTTAAACAATGTAGTGACGATAAAATGTGCGAACAATTGAACAATATGATGAAAAGGGACCCATTTTACAATTGGGGAAATTTATGCGGTCATTCATTGGATGTGAAAAAATGTCGAGAATTTATTCATACTTATACCAAATTGGATATTTATAATAAATATGTTAGTTCATTAAGTGCAAATATACAAAATCGTTTTAATATTTTAACAAGGGAATTGAATGAAGAATATTTAGGTAATGTTGCAAGTCCAAGTCCGAAATCAAGGTCTAGGTCAAGTTCAAGGTCATTATTAAGTCCGAAATCAAGGTCTAGATCTAGTTCAAAGTCATTATTAAGTCCGAAATCAAAGTCAAGGTCTAGGTCAAGTGAATATAGTTTCAAGTCAATTGAACGCTGAACTTAATAAAATCTTTCAACTTAACAAACATTCATTAAAAGTGTAAAAAAAGATATAATATATAAAGTATAAAAGTATATATATATTATAATGACAACTCCATTTTGGTCAAATGATCCGACAATACTATTTAACAAAGATGCCATTTTTCAAGTATGGCCTTCAGCATCAATGTCTTTTGAAGCTAAAATGAATGCTATTAGTCGAATAGTTATTATATTATCTACTTTAGGATTTATATTTACCATGAAGTTTAATTTTCTTGTAATTGGTGCAATAACATTAGCAATCATTTTCTCCATTTATCGTTACAGAAAGCAAACCATTGTTGCAGGTTTGAAAGAGAATTTTGCACAAAGAAAGAAGAAGGAATCATCTGCGCCTGCGCCAATAATAAGCAATCCGGTTACACTAGAGAATGTATTAAGGAGTGAATTTCACCCAACAACCAAAAAGAATCCTTTTGGTAACGTTTTGCTAACGGATATTATGGATAATCCTGACAGGAAAGCAGCGGCTCCTAGTTTTAACCCGGATGTTTATGATGATATTACCAAGGCCGTTAAGAGTCAAACACAAATGCTTTATCCAGACATTAAGAACACAAATAAGCAATTGTATGGCGACTTGTATGATAATTTCCAATTAGATACCGATATGATGCAGAATTTCTATAGTACAGCTAACACGAGGGTTGCTTCAGACCAAGGCGCCTATGGCCAATTTTTATACGGAAACATGCCGTCTGGTAAAGATTCAGGACCAGATGGAGCCTTCGCTAGAGTTCAAGACAATGCTCGATACATACTTATTTAAGTCTTATAATTGGGTTTGCAACTTATTTAGAAATAAAGATAAATAAATATAATTTAATTTAAATAATTTATTTTTATTGTAGTAATATATAAAAATGGCACACGTTTCAGATTTTACATTTAATACGATGGGAAGAATAGGCAGCGATAGTTGCTCACAAGATATACACTCAATTGGAAATGCACAAGCTTGCTCTTATTTGCTCCAAAATTATTTTACTTCTGATTGCAATATGTCAAAGGCAAAGCAATTGGCAACCACTCAGCCTGGTATTATCTATTCAGGAAGTATGGGTTCAGATATGTGCGGCTCCAATATAGATGATAGCTCCAAATTGTTGATAGGTTCAATTCAGACAGCACCTAAGGCTAGAATAGATTTGTTTCAGCGCCCATTTGCTACTGTTCCGTTTTTAGGAAGAGGTGCAGTCGACCCTATTTTGGAATCACAAATCCAACAAGGCGAGACCATCACTAACAAACGCACTGTAACCCAATTGACTGAGAAGAGTCACTTGAAATATAGAACCACTCCTATGATTCCTGAAATTAAGGATAACATTCAAAACCCTAATAATTTGATTGAGTCAAGTGCTTCACAGGGATGGATAAGAGGTGGTGTGCCTTCTCGTGAACTAACAAGAGATAGAGATATGTACACAAAACAATAAATTTAATTAATAAATAATAAAAGATATAAAGGTTTTTATATTATATACTATAAAATGTACAACACAGATTTTATAGTAAGATATCATGATATTGAAAATGAATTAATAAGACGGCTTGAAATACGTTTAGCGACTGAAGCGGCAGCTGAAATAACTGCCGCCATTGAATCAGTATTTAGAAATACTGGGGAATATTCAAATGAGAATATTGTTATTAATGTTGAAGTCGGAGGCAATAGCAATGATGATAATGATAATGAAGGACGTCAGCGCATTGAAATTGTTAATAGTAATAGAACAAAAAATGCTGCTACTGCTAATGCTAATGCTAATGCTAATGCTAACACCAATTCTGATTTAATTAAAGATGATGATAAGGATAAAGATGCAGAAGAAGAAGATGAAGAAGAAGATTATAAATACAATCGAAAAGATGTTACCTATATTTGCGAAAAGTTATATAGGGATGAATTGTTATCTGCATTTGGTGCTGAGTCTATCGATGACCCGGCAATGGATACAGGAATTAAAACAATATTTGAAGCACTTATTAATAATGAAGAATTCAAACAATTCTTATCAGAAATGAATGCTTTGTTGTTAGACCCTAGCACGGCAAAAACTGAAACCGAATTGGCTAATTTAAAAAGGAATACAGACTATTTAATATTTATAACATTATTTAGCCAGCAATCGTTTTATTTAACCCATAAATGTTTGTGTCAAATGCTTACACTTGGTCACGTAGAGGCAGATATGATGGAACAATTAAAGCAACGCTCACTAAAGATTTTTCAAATTAGTAATTCAAATTAGTAATTAAAAGTATTAAATTTAATATTTATATTTTATTTATATAAGGTATATAATAATGGCTTCTACACGAAATAAAAACACACCTGGAAATTTTTGTTTAGACCACCGACAAAATGTGGAATCCGAATCATGGCAATTGTATATAAATGGCGCCAATGGTTTTGCATATGACACTAGATTGGCAGGAACTGGATTAAATCCTGGGCAATTGCCTTGGTCAACATTATCCTCTAATCCAGCAGACATTGAATCATTTTTATTTGGTATTAATTCGACCAATTTGGTTAATCCTGCACCACCTTTGAGACCAGAATTGAAATGCTTAAAGAGTGCAAATTTATTTAAAACGCGAGATAATATTATGCCGGTGCCTTTAGTTATTCCTAAGGGTCAACGTCCGTTTCCCGTTCCACAATAGAATATCAATTTGCAATAATTATAATAGATTTTAGTAATAATTTATTTTAAATTATATATTTATAATAAATGAGTAGCATTAATGCCGAGAATATAATAGTGACCAATTTGAATGTGGAATATATAAATGGGCAACCAGTTTCATCTTTTGGTTCTATTTCTGGATGTGGTGCGAATCCATGCAGTCAACCAGAGAATTGTTACGATTGTGATGATGGTGGTTGCCCTCAATGTCTTAACTTGCCATCTAGTTGCATTGGACCCACAGGACCAACTGGGCCTTCAGGAGGAGGAGGAGGTGGAGGAACAGGTGATACAGGACCAACTGGTTACACTGGACCAACTGGATATACTGGTTACACTGGACCAACTGGCGTAACTGGTTACACGGGTGATACAGGTTACACTGGACCAACTGGTTACACGGGACCAACTGGTGTAACTGGTTACACTGGTGATACAGGTTACACTGGATATACTGGTTACACGGGACCAACTGGTGTAACTGGTTACACTGGATACACGGGACCAACTGGTTATACAGGTTACACAGGACCAACAGGACCAACTGGTTACACGGGACCAACTGGATACACCGGACATACTGGATACACTGGACATACTGGATACACCGGACATACTGGATACACTGGTTACACGGGACCAACTGGATACACCGGACATACTGGATACACTGGTTACACGGGACCAACTGGATACACCGGACATACTGGATACACCGGACATACTGGATACACTGGTTACACAGGACCAAGTGGTGATACAGGACCAACTGGTTACACCGGACATACTGGATACACGGGACATACTGGATACACCGGACATACTGGATACACTGGTTACACGGGACCAACTGGTTACACAGGTGATACAGGACCAACTGGTTATACTGGTGATACTGGACCAACCGGATACACCGGTTACACTGGATATACTGGTTATACTGGTGATACAGGACCAACTGGTGCAACTGGATACACAGGTTACACTGGTTATACTGGTTACACTGGTGATACTGGACCAACTGGTGCAACTGGATACACAGGTTACACTGGTTATACTGGTTATACTGGTTACACTGGACCAACTGGTGCAACTGGATACACAGGTGATACAGGACCAACTGGATATACTGGATACACTGGACCAACTGGTGTAACTGGTTACACAGGTGATACAGGACCAACTGGATATACTGGATACACTGGACCAACTGGTGTAACTGGTTACACAGGTGATACAGGACCAACTGGTTACACTGGCTACACTGGATACACAGGTGACACAGGACCAACTGGATACACTGGATACACTGGATATACTGGACACACAGGTGACACAGGATATACTGGATACACTGGACCAACTGGATACACTGGACCAACTGGATATACTGGATACACTGGATACACTGGACCAACAGGTGATACAGGACCAACTGGATATACCGGATACACTGGCCCAACTGGATACACTGGACCAACTGGATACACTGGATACACAGGACCAACTGGATATACTGGATACACAGGTGATACGGGACCAACCGGTTATACGGGACCAACTGGATACACAGGTGACACTGGACCAACTGGTTACACGGGATACACAGGTGACACTGGACCAACTGGTGATACGGGACCAACTGGATATACTGGACACACAGGTGACACAGGACCAACTGGATATACTGGATACACAGGTGATACGGGACCAACCGGTTATACGGGACCAACTGGATACACGGGTGACACTGGACCAACTGGTTACACGGGATACACAGGTGACACTGGACCAACTGGTGATACGGGACCAACTGGATATACTGGATACACAGGTGACACTGGACCAACTGGTGATACGGGACCAACTGGATATACTGGTGCAACTGGAGAAACGGGACCAACTGGGCCAACCGGTTACACAGGATACACAGGTGACACTGGACCAACTGGATATACTGGATACACTGGACCAACTGGTTACACAGGATACACTGGACCAACTGGTTACACAGGATACACTGGACCAACTGGTTACACAGGATACACTGGTGCAACTGGACCAACCGGTTACACTGGATACACAGGTGACACTGGGCCAACCGGTTACACAGGTGACACAGGATACACTGGACCAACTGGTTACACAGGATACACTGGTGCAACTGGATACACTGGTGCAACTGGTGATACAGGACCAACTGGTTACACTGGACCAACAGGCTACACTGGTGCTACAGGTGCTACAGGTGCTACAGGTGCAACGGGACCAACTGGACCAACAGGTTCTACAGGTGTAACAGGTGCAACAGGTGTAACAGGTTCTACAGGACCAACTGGTGCTACAGGTGCTACAGGTGCTACAGGTTATACTGGTTACACGGGACCAACAGGTTACACTGGACCAACTGGATACACTGGACCAACTGGTTACACAGGTTACACTGGACCAACTGGATACACAGGCTACACTGGTGCTACAGGTGCTACAGGTGCTACAGGACCAACAGGTGCAACAGGTGCAACGGGACCAACTGGACCAACAGGTTATACGGGACCAACTGGACCAACAGGTGCTACAGGACCAACTGGTTACACTGGTTATACGGGACCAACAGGTGCTACAGGACCAACAGGTGCTACAGGACCAACAGGTGCAACAGGTGTAACAGGTGCTACAGGTGTAACAGGACCAACTGGACCAACAGGTGCTACAGGTGTAACAGGACCAACAGGTGCAACAGGTGCTACAGGTGCTACAGGACCAACAGGTGCTACAGGTGTAACAGGACCAACTGGTTACACTGGTTATACGGGACCAACTGGACCAACAGGTGCTACAGGTGTAACAGGTGCTACAGGTGCTACAGGACCAACTGGACCAACAGGTGCTACAGGTGTAACAGGTGCTACAGGTGCTACAGG